ATGAAACTCAACAAATCTACTGTTGATACTATTCCATTAACTGAAAAAGGTCAAAAAATATATAGAGATGCAGAACTGATCGGTTTTGCTGTTCGGGTAACTAATAAAAGTAAAACCTATATTGTTGAAAGGAGGCATGAAGGTGAACTCTATCGAGTGACAATTGGCAAAACTACCGATATTCCTGCAACAAATGCTCGAGCAAAAGCTCAGATGATTCTGGCGAAAATTTCAAACAATGAATTTGAAAAGCCTATCAAATTAAAGAATGTTGCTAATCCTTTAGATATTACAGTCAATGAAGCTCTTCAAATTTATATTGATAGAAATGACTTTAGGCCAAAAACAATTAGGCAGTACCGTAAGTACTTTGATTTATATTTGGGGTGGGGCAACAAAAAGCTTTTCCAGATATCAAAGCAAGAAGTATTGGATCGATTTATTGAGGTATCAGAAGTAAGTGAGTCGTCAGCAAATGGTGCTGTATCTCTTTTAGGTACTTTATGGAAGTATATTCATGTTCTTTATTCAACAGATGAGAACCCGATCCTTAAAAGTAATCCAGTTGACATTATTTCCGTAACAAGAGGTTGGAATAAAATAGCAAGTAGGGATAGACATCTCCATAAAGACATCATTCACAAATATTACAATGCGGTGCTTCATTATGAAGATGAGTTGAATCTGGAAAATACTGCTAGGTCAAACACGCATCGGGATATCGTATTGATGTGCATGTATACGGGATGCCGTAAACAGGAGGCATGTTGTCTAAAGTGGGCTGATGTAGATATTAAAAATGGTACCTTAACTTTTAGAGATACCAAAAATGGTTCAGATCATACTTTTCCTATTGGTGATCATCTACACAGTATTTTGCGTGAACGTTGGTTATTAAGAGAAAACGATTGGGTTTTCCCAGCTACTAAGATGCCTACTTCGTGGAATATGCATGCAACTAAGGTAGATACATTATTGAATAGAGTGGGTAAGGAAGTTGACTATTACGTTTCAATGCATGATTTCCGCCGTACATTTGCCACTATATGCAACCTTTTAAGATTTAATATTTATGTGACAAAAAGACTTCTTAATCACACGGCTAAACCAAGAATTGATGTGACAGGTGGTTATGTTCAAATTCCAGATGAGGAATTAAGAGCTTCGATGAATATGATTGAGGCGGTTTATCAAGGAAAGATTGATTGCTTCAACTACCAATCTGTTTGGACAGAAAGATTAAAAGAAATAAAGGCGGTTTAACCGCCTTAAACTGTTGCAAGCTGTGCTGTATTAAGCACAGTCTTGCTTTGCTCATACTTCAAAACGTCTTTCTTTTTATATGAAACACGTCTCCCAATTTTCGAGAAAGGCAGTGATGATTGATCACAACGCATTCTAGCTAATGTCCAAGGCGAGCAATCTAAATAAAGTGCCACAACCTCTTGAGGAAACTTCTGTTCTTCATTAGCCATTATGAAGCGATCCAAATATTCTTGTTGCTCTGCATCAGATAGATTTCTCAGATCTTTTAACATTTACTCCTCCATACTTTCCGCTTTAACTTCTAATTGAGTACCCTCATAGGTGCCGTCACTCCCGCAATTCAGACAATGTGTATACATGCCTAAACCATCCCCATCAGGACAGAAGTTTTCAGGTAATGACCCGTCTAGAAATACAGTGCCGCCAATTGGCTTTGTGTGAATATGAGGGGCAAGGCCGTAATAGGGGAAAATGCATTCACCATTTCCATCATCACAAAAATCACATGTTTTAACTTTTACTTCACTCATCCATTAGCTCCTCAACTCATTACGTTCTTTCTTCAATTGACGCAAAAGGTTGTGAAGAGTAACGGTTACAGCTTTATCTAAACTTTTAGTTGAATGGAATTCGGCAAGCTGAGAAAGCGCTAAACCAAAAATGTGGTATGCAAAAACCTTTGCAGCCTCAGGATTATTTTTGAGAAGCTCCTCGGTACTTGGACAAATGATTTCTTCAAAAATATGAGCTGCTACCTGATCCGGAGTACCTTCAATTCGGCTAGGGTTCAAATTAACTTCACCAATAACTTTGCTCATTGTTCAGCTCCTGATTTACGGTCTTCTTCGTCAAAGAAAGCATTCATACTTTCATACTGATCTGCTTCTTTTTCTGCTATCCATTTGGCATTGTTATTTAGAATCTCTTGAGCTTCTAACCTTGATTCACATAACTTAATTTCAGCAACACCAGTTTCTTTATTTGTAATTTGATATACACAGTAAAGTTTTTGAGTGCTCAACTGAGCCTGAACATGCTTTTCAACAACTAGCATGTCATCAGTATAAATTTCTGATTCTGAAATCATTTCAAATAACTGTTCTGTGGTGTTTGCAAAGTTCTCAGGTTCATCTGCATCTTGCCACCATGTAGAGATTTTAGATTTCTCAACAAGTACATGTGTATCCGGCACCGTCTGAGCTTTGGCTCTTGCTTTCCATGCCTTAAACATCTCGTGTTTTAAATATGATTTATTGGCATATTCCTCAGAGGTAGGATCTAAGGGCAATTCACCATGTCTTTTTAAAAAATAAGCATCAAAATCTTCAAGTTCTTGGTTTAGATCAATCATTTAGGCCACCATTCTATAAATACGTTTAACTTCATGATCCAGCTCATCCATTGCAGAGCGACCTTCTTTGAAATACTTCAAAAGCATTAGCTTGTAGCGCTCTTGAGCTGCTTTGTTCATCACACCTTCGTTGCTTACAGAAAGGGGGCTTTATTACCTTTAATCAAATTCACGCCGTGCGGTGTGCCTTTCCCGCGATACCCAGCATTTACGTTGAACACTATGAACTTTTCGAAAAGCTGCATGGGTAGCAGCTTTGGCTCGAAAAGAAACTCTGGAGTAGTTTGTTTCGACATTAGATTGGTTCCTCCAGTAAAAAATTTTTCATGCTCTAATCCCTGTTTTAGACAATATTTCAATTTCTTGTTTTACTGCTTGAAGTTTTGCCGCTTCAATTTGAATAAGGGCATCTATGCCGAAGTGCTCACAAACTGTTTTTACATCGAGGCCACGTTCAGCAATAAAGTTTTGAAGTTCATCTCTTTGTTGATCTGAGATACCGTTAAATTCTGGTGGACTAATCCAAGTGCCACGTTGTTTATCAAACGTGCAATTCAATGCTTTAGCTCTCATTAACATTGCTTGTCGCATGTTCTGGTAATACATGTGTTCTTTATCAAGCGACTCAGTTAATTGATTAAGGTCACCTGCATGCTCAGCTTCTTCACAGCTTTGTTTCCAGTTTTCTAGCTCTTCTTGGGCTTTAGCTGCTGCAAGTTGTGCAGGCGTTAAGGTGTTAATGTGGTCTTTAGCTTGAGTAATTAGGTCAGCCAAGAAAGTAGGATGTGCTTTAAGATCTGGTACCCACACTTCACCAGTTTCACCACCTAAAGCACCTGAGTTTTTCGCATGATGTGTAGGAGACGGTTTAAAGCTGATAACGCGTGCATTTTTACCTTCACCAGTAGTAACAGTTGTTAGATAACCCATGATGTCGGCAATACGGTAAAGCTCATTACGGTTTTTTCCGCCTAGATCTGGACGGTAAATAATTTGATCCCCGTTTTGATCTTCAGAAGCATGAGCTATAAAAACAACATCTTTGCCAAGGCTTATCAAAGTATTGATGTATTGCTTAAAAGTTTGGTTTGCTAAACCTTGAGCTTTTAACTTTAAAGATCCATCTTTTTGACGGTTATTAGCCGTAAGTAATAGATGAGTTTTAATGCATTCAAGCATTGCACCCACGGTATCAATGACTACGGTTTTATAAGGTGCCAAGTCTTGAGGAGTTAGGTTTGCAACATCGCTCCATTGTTGAACTTGCACAACCGCGCCGCGACGCAATTCACCAGTACGGTGAGCACCACGGTCAAAGTCAAAAGAGATAGCTTTGTCCGCAGTAAAACCCATAGATGTTTTACCAAGACCAGGATCTGCGTATAGGTAAACAATGATTGCTTGAACCAATAATGTTTGGTCAGCAGTAATAATTGGTAGAGCCATTTTTCTTATCCTTATCTTGAGCCAGTGAAGCCGCGAGAACGCTTATAGTTTTTGCGGTCATAAGTAGGGATGTTTGTTTCACGAAGCTTTATTGCGAGCTGCTTTCTGCGTTGATAGTCGATTTCTTGCGTGAGTTCATTCCAAACTTTTGGATAGTCGGCTTTGAACTTTTCAACATCTAAAGGCGTCTTAACCCCGTCTTTAACTTTGTAAAGAACTGAGCCATTAGCGTTTGATGCATACACTTGCCAACCGATGCGAACAGAGTAGAGGCTCGTTGAACGGTCAAGACCTAAAAAAGACTTATATCCATCCGGATGCTTTTTGAAATTAGACATGGGCAGCCTCCTTACATTCGCATGTACCAACAAAGGCATAGGTAAGCGGACTTGGAGCATCAACTGGAGAAACATCCTTCACATTTAAAGGAATAATTTCTTTACGGTATTTAACTAAAACCACATCACCTTCACGGCAATTGACAATTCCTTCTTTAGTCGAGAACCGGGCAGATTTAGATGTCTGGACTGTTTTGCAAAATGAGACAGTATCGCCAGCTTTAATTTCTGAGCGGTCAACAGGAATCATTTTCTTGCAAGTAGGGCAGTTGTAATCTTTCATTAGGCTGCCTCCAACCAGTTATTACGGTCGATATAGCCAGCCAATAAAATATTTATATTTTTATGGTCATCATGATTGGTAAAGTCATTGAAAGACTTCCCGCTTAGATCCGTTACTGAATCAATAGCCAAATTTGTAATTTCAGCAGTTGTAAAGTCAGATCCAGCTACGCCGTAGCTATCAGCTACACCGTCAAAATCGAAGCTCACGTTTAATTTGAAGCCGTCAATGCGGATAACTGCTTCACCAGATTTTTCACCAGTTTTCTTAGCAGCCAGAAGTTCATATTCAGAAGCAACTACTTGCTCGCTTTCATATGAGTAATTTGAAGGGACGCTAGAATTAGCGGTTCGATATTCACAAGAACCCAATGCTACAAGTACAGCAATTGCTGTAACTCCAGTTACCTTATGCTTGTTTGAAAAGGTTTTTACGTTCATAATTGATCTCGCAGTTTTGCAAAAGCACATCGGACCTGGGGAGGGGCGGTGTGCTTTTTTGTTGTCTACGAGACAAATATCGCATTTCCGATATTTGTAGTCAATAGTTATTCCGATATTTTTACTGGTATTCCGATATTGATCTTTTGAAACACAAAAATCACTTTAACAAGGGGGGATTAATTAAAATTATTTAATTGATATTTATGGTCTAGCACTGTTAGTAGTTTGATGAAGGATTATTTTCAACTTCACTATTTAAGTCATCAAGAGCATTATCCACATCTGGAACGACGTCACGCCAATTTTCATTTTCAAAGCGCTCAAATTGATTGTTTACTTCCTCTAGTTTAGCTTCTAACTCAGCAATATGCTCTTCTAATTCAGCAATTTTCTGATCTTTCTCATACACGATAGCATCATGTTCAGCTCGGCTAATAGTGTCTGAACATCCAGTTAAAACTAAGACTGGCAATAACAAAATTATTTTAAAAACTTTCATCTTAACTCTTTCTTACTCTTCGTTTTCCACGGTATGTATATCTCAATGAATCTATTACTTGACCAATAAAATAGCAATCTTCGTCAATTGGAATGATATTGGGATGAAAATTTGGGTTAATCGCTTTTAGATACCTTGTTCCATCAGATTCAATAACCAGTTTTTTGAAAGTAGCATCTTTGTCTTTACGGACGACAATGATATCTCCAGATTGCATATCTGAATAATATACTGTCGGATCTACAACAATATAATCACCTTCTACAAAATCGGGTTCATTACTTACGCCACGTACTTTTAAATAAAAACATTTTTCGCAATCATCTGGGAGAGGGAACCATTCCGTAACTTGAGACATATCCACTGATTCAACATTAGTAAAATTACCTGCTTGTACCCAAGATAAAACGGGTGCCATTCGAGCTTGAACTGGCACAACGTTGGTGGTAATAAGTTCCCCAACTACACCTTTTTTTAATTCTTCAGCTGTAACCCCAAGGGCATTTGCTAATTCAAGTATTGAACCTGTCGACTTGGCATTTCCTGTTTCAAGATCAGAAATTACAGATTGTTTTACACCAGATTTCTGAGCTAACTCTTTTTGAGTCATCTTTTTTGCTTTTCGTATTGCTTTTAAGTTTTCACCCAAAGTAGCCATATGTATTTCCTTAAATACGTATATCGGAATTCTGATACAAATTAGTATCGCTTTGGCTATTGTTAAAATATCGGAAAACCTATATATTCACCTAAAAATATAGGAGCTTCGCATGAATCAATGGCCAAACATGATTTCAGATTTGCGTGAAAAGGGCTTAACACAAACTCAAATTGGTACCGAGATCGGGTGCTCACAGAATTACGTTAGTGATTTAGAGCGCGGGGTATGTGGTAAACGCTTATCGCATGAAATTGCAACCAAATTACAAAAGCTTTGGAAAAAGCATTGCAAAACCAAACAAGTGGCTTAGGTAACAAGATGAGCAAATTATCAGTTGATATTTCTGCAAGTGCCAGAAATGGCGTATCCCGCATATTGCATGGCCTTGATATAAGCAATCAAAAAGAGATTGCTGAACATTTAAAGGTTGATCCAAGCACTATTACTCGGCTTAAAACAGACAAGAAAAACAATGGTTTGAATGAGATTGAAATGTTTTGCGAGCTATTGAGTTTGCTTGGATTAAAAGTCGTTCCTAAAGATTACCAGAGCATTGATAAGGAACGTGTTGCTGCACTTTTAGTCATGTCTAAAAGTTGGATGAACCGTATAGAAACAGTTGATGACCTATTTCATGACGAAATCAGTGGTCAAAAGGAAAAACTTGGATATTAAAAAACCACTACCTGCGCAAACAGGAGTGGTTTATAGGCATTCAATTGAGGTGGATCAAATGAACACAAACAATTTATCAGAACAACCAATCGAACTCAACTCACCAGATTTTTTAATAGGTGACGTTGTAGTACTTACTAAAGAGTGCCGTACTTTCAAATCAAATGATTTGTTTGAAGTTAAAAACAAAACTTTGACTAGTTTATGGACCATCAAATCAGAGAAACATTTGATTCTAGTTTCTTCAAAAGAAATCCGCACAGCAACAGTAGCAGAGCTCAACGCTAAACGCCGCCTAACAAAAGCTGAGCAAGCATTAGCGGAGGTGTCATGAACAGCTTTACACAGCAAATCAAAGATTCTCGTCAGCAAAGTGAAATCCAATCTTTTTACGAGCCTGCATTGCGAGTGCTTGGGCACCTATTTGAGGTGAAAAAGCAAAATTTACGTAACAAAGGTTATGACGAAAATAATGCGGCGGTAACCAAAGTTGAATTTTCAGAGGCTATGGCTCGTCAATTTCGCATAACGCAGTGGTTAGCACAACAGATTGTAACCAGCTTAACCAAAGCGTGTTTGGTTGATTCGTTTGGTGGCTATGTTAAGCCAAAGGATGGTGAAAAGTGAGATATGCAGCAAGAAGAAAACAGGATATTTCCGTTTCCACCACACCGCTAGAGGTGGTAATTCCACTGGAACAACCAGTAAAGATCTATTCGGCTAAAGAATTAGCAGCCATGCCGCTTTCAGTTATGAATGCCGCAATTGAGGCTCAGGAAAGATTTTATCAACTTGAAGAATTAACTCATATGGGGGGGCAGGCTATAGCAGTTCGCCGTCTCATGGAAGATGGGCACAAGCTAATTCAGGTGAAAGAAAAGTCGCGCATTCGCTACAAAATCAACAACGAATTTATTCCTCCAAGAATTATTCGTCAGTTGGAAATGCGCGGATTAGTGAAGCTTGAAAGGGGTAAGTAATGATTATTATCACCCCTTCAAAGCCCCTTCGAACCCCCTTCAAAGGAGATAAATAACCATGCGTGACTATGGGAAAGTCTCACCACATTTCTGGACGGGAACTACGGGAAAAAAACTTCGTCAAACACCTGAAGGCTTAATTGTCGCTATGTATTTAATGACAAGCCCTCACGCGAACATGCTTGGCTTGTATTACATACCCCTTCTATATATTGCTCATGAAACTGGCTTGGGCTTTGAAGGGGCTTCTAAGGGGCTTCAAAGAGCCTGTGAAGCGGGGTTTTGTAGCTATGACGAAGCCACGGAGACAGTCTGGGTGCACGAGATGGCACGTTTTCAAGTAGCTGAGTCATTAAAGCCAGCCGATAACCGCTGTAAGAACGTGCAAAAAGAGTATGACTCATTGCCGTCAAGCCCTTATTTATCAAGCTTTTTTGATAAATATGCACAAGCATTTTGTATGACTCAAAAGCGTGGCGAAAACGCCAAAATAGATAGCCCCTTACAAGCCCCTTCAAAGCCCCTTCGAAGCCAGGAACAGGAACAGGAGCAGGAGCAGGAGCAGGAACAAGAAAATACTCACACACAAAACGCGGTTGAAAATTTTTCAGCGGCCGAGGAGTCTTGGAAACCAAATCGTGAACTATTGCTGAATGTTCTTAGGACTTCACAAGTGGGTGCACAAGCAGAGCAGGTTTTAAAAATGCCAAATTATGAATTTCATCTTGGCAACTTCAATGCTCACTGGGAAAACAAAATTGATCTCACGGAAAACCAACGAACTCGAAAGTTTGCAACTTGGTTAATTCAGGAATTCACAAAGTCGATAAGACCTAAAAAACAAAACTCACCAATGAAAACTGCACCAGCAAGAGACGTAAACAGTGCTTGGGGTGATGCAAAACAGTATGCACCAGCCACAGATGATATCGATGTAGGGGAGATGCTATGAATGCATTGAGCAAACAATTCAAAACTGAGCTGGTACAAACTAATCAGTTTTGCCCTAAACACAATGAGTTAATGGTTTTACTAATTGGTCGTCCAGTTTGCCAAACATGTGCAAATGAAGCGTATGTGAAATCACAAATTGAACACGCACACCAAGTCAACCTCATGGTACGCGAGAAACATTTTGCCGGAGCAAAACTCCCTGAGCGCCACAAGGAAAGCGGATTTAAAAATTATATGGTGAGTATCGATCCACAGAAAGAGGCTAAAGCTGCTTGCCATAAATTTGTTCAAGATTTTAATTCAGGGAAGAAGCGCAATCTGATTATGGTTGGGCGCACAGGAACAGGAAAAACCCATCTTGCATGTGCTATTGCTCGTAACGTTTTAGACAAGCGGAGTTATGTTCGTTACGTCACCTCAGAAGACATGGCAAATGAAATTGCCACTGCATGGACAAAGCCAGATGACAATGAAGCAAATGCAATTTTTCGCTTCACGGACTGTGATTTATTGATATTGGATGAATATGGTTTGCACGACCAACACGAGAGTCGATTGCAGCTCGTTCATAAAGTTTTATATGCACGTTATGACGAAAAAAAGCCGACAGTTTTAATTTCCAACTTGACGCTTGAGTCTACAGAAAAGGCGCAAGGTTTGAAGGAAAACTTAGGGGACCGTTTATGGTCTCGGTTTCAACATGACGGTTTGACAGTAGTTGAATGTGACTGGGATGACTTGCGTTTTGGTGGGGCGAATACATGACCAAATTCGAGATTTTTAGCTGGGGCTTACTCATTTCGTTTGTAACAGCAGTACTTTGCGGGGCAGTGGTTTTGTGGTGGTTTGCAAGAAAGGGTGCAGTAACCAAACACGACAAGGAGTGCTCATTATGAAAATTTACATGACAGAAGAAGATGTGCTGAACGCAATCGCTGGTGGTGATGTCGATGCTAATGATTGTTTAAACCAAGCTGACCCAAACTTTGAGAAGCGATTCAAAAGACTAACCAAAGGTCTTGAAAAGCTTATAAAAGATATTCGTAAAAGCTTTCCAGATGCAAATTACTACAGTGCTAATGACGGGCTTTTACTAATGCTTGGTGAGTCGCATAGCAATAGCGGTTCGCCTCAACAAGAACTGGTGGCAGCCGATGGGGGCTTAAAATCCATGCTTAGTGGGGGCGACTTCTAATGAAACTAACTAAACAGCAACGTGCTGAGCTAAAACAAAAGTTTGGTGGACATTGCGCTTACTGTGGTGATTTGCTTGGCGATAAGTGGCATGCAGACCATATCGAAGCAGTGAAGCGAGATTTAATTCATGTTGGTGGTGGCAAGTTGATTTCAGGCGAAATGACTAGACCGCAAAACGATACTTTAGAAAACATGAACCCTGCATGTGTTCCTTGCAATACAAACAAATCGTCTATGCCGCTGGAAGGGTGGCGAAAGTTGCTTACACATTACCGTGATGTGCAGTTATTACGTGATAGCACACATGCTCGTCATTTACTTCGTTTCGGTTTGATTGAAATTAAGACAAAACCTGTGACGTTCTTCTTTGAGAATTATAAAGGAGCCAGTCATGAGTGAGTTTGAGGGAAAATCTGGAAAGTGGGCTTGGGAGATTCAAAAAGAAAAACAAGCGAATTTAGATGAGCTAAGAAGTTCAATTGAAAACCTAGTTCAAAAGTATAAACACGATGCTCATGCTTCAAGCCTTTTTGGCGATCAAGATAAAGCACGAGTTTATAACTGCTTTGCTAATCAGTTGGAAAATTTGCTGAAAGGTGGTGCTTGATGTCATCAGTCAGCATTGCTGAATACCGCAAGTTATTTCCGATAAAGAAAAATAAAAAGCGGCGTTCAGCAAAGCAAGTTGCCAGACAACCAAGTGTGGGTGAAATGGTTCTGGCAACGCATTTAAGAGGATGCAAGATCGGTTTTGAACAGGAATATAAGTTCCATCCTGATCGTAAATGGAGAGCAGATTTTTTAATAACGGGTACAAAGATTTTGATTGAGGTAGAAGGCGGGATCTGGAGCGGAGGCCGTCACACAAGAGGCAAGGGCTATATAGGGGATATGGAGAAATACAACTCCGCAGCAATGATGGGTTTTACAGTTTTACGGTTCAGCACAGAGCAAGTGAAAGCAGGCGTGGCGATTAAACAAATTGAGCAATTGGTAGGTGAAAAATGAGTGCAGTTTTAAAAACACAACAAATGGATTGGTCTAAATATACTATTGACGGTTGGTTAGAGCAGTTTGGCGCATGGTGTGAAACAGTTAGAATGAAAGGGGGGGATTTGCCAGATGGGCTTCATATCAATCAAATTTACTGGTTGATGCGTGAAGCTGGCAAAGAAGTACAAAAAAGTAAATCTTATATTCGATGTGAGATCAGTGATTATGAGGCGGATCAAATTCAAGCACTTTTACGAAGTCTATTAAATTCTGATAAAACAGATTTTACAACTAAGTTTGCATTAATTTGTTTAATTAAAAATAAGGTTGAAAATAAAGGATTGTTGAAGGTTGCTCAAGAAACAAACCAATCTAAAGCTCAGGTCGCAATTATGGTGAGTTGCGCTAGATTTTATTTATTAGGTCATGATAAAAGATTAAGACAAAATGGAGGTTCAAATGAAAACATACACTGTAAAACTATATGAAGGCGTTAGTCGGGAGAAAGTTAATGAAACTTTGAAATACTACCCTGATTATTTTGGTAAAATATCAATAATTACAAATGTAATTAATAATAAATTGCAATTAACACTAAAAGCATTTGAAGGAATCGACGTTATAACTGCCAATGATCTAATGATTAAAATCGTTGAACGTTTAAAAGCTTCTCAATTAGTAGAAAAGCATAATTTAGACTTGTTGACTGTCTAGACGCTTTATGGCATATTTTTGATATAGTGGACGAAGTATAAGTAATTCACTGATATAAAGCTCATCATCCGATGGGCTTTTTGATTTTTGGAGGTTCAAATGCTCCGAAGAATTAAGCAGGTCTTTTGCATACATGTTTGGGAATATGGGTTGGATTACAACGACGACCCAATCAAAGAATGCAGAAAGTGTGGAAAGATTAAAGTAATTTAATTTACTATTGAGAATACAATAACTTACGTTAATTTTTTTGTTGCAAACTGAATAAAAAAACATCATTATGAAGCTTCTTTGTTCAACTTTAAAAGGCAATATGATGACGTATTTAGCAATCCAGACTATCAATAGTGAAACAGACTTAGAAGGTCATGCTTTTGAGGCAAACAAGAAAATTAACTTCAATTTGAAGCAATTGAATAATCAGATCGAGTTGTTACCAGAGAAAGTTGAAGATCTTGGTGGAGAAAACCCGTCAGCCTTAAAGTACCTAAGTTTAGTTAATGAAACTATTCATCAAAATAGTTTGCTGGTTGGTTTTGACTATCCCAAATATGAACCCAACTTAGCATTTTCTTATGATACAAAAAGTAAAGTATATGATCCGCTCAATATTTACTTTAAATCTCTAACAAGATAATTAAAAGCAACCCCCTTCTGAAGGTTTTCATTTGTGCTATAGTCCAGTCTAATTAAAAACTGGTACTTAAAATGAATATCTGTGTTGGTGGTGAACTCAATGGGCAAGTGATAGAAAAAAAGGGGTGTTAAGAACAAAGATGTATATAAATATTAGTAAATTATATAATTATTAAATAAATTCAAATATTTAAATTAAAAATAAGTGATAAAACTTTAACAATATTTACGTACGTGATGAATTTAGTAACTCAAATAAACATTATTTTAGACGGATAATTATAAAAAACGGAGTACAAATGTCATGAATAAGAATGTAGAGCTAATAAATTACATTGATGTAGCTGAGACAGTTTACGAACGGGTATATGAAAATCTCTGTACACGACAAAAATAGATAACTCATTGAAATAATGTCACAATAATTGTTTTCTAACGACGAATACTATGACACATCTCAATGAGTTATATCTTATCTTAAACAAATCTCTAAAATGGAACAAGTCACATTTAAAGTGCTTTGCGCTCATCATGCTTGTGATTATTTTAAAGCAAACATGTAATCTTTCTTCTGCATCTAAAGCCTTGCCCATCAAGTGTTTACCACAATCATTTTATCGACGTATGCAGCGCTTCTTTGCAGGTCAGTATTTTGATTATCGTCAAATTTCTCAGTTGATTTTCAATATGTTTTCATTCGACCAAGTGCAACTGACTTTAGATAGAACCAATTGGAAATGGGGAAAACGAAATATTAATATCCTGATGCTCGCAATCGTTTATCGTGGAATAGCGATACCTATCCTTTGGACATTGCTTAATAAACGTGGAAATTCAGATACGAAAGAGCGTATTGCTTTGATTCAACGCTTTATAGCCATTTTTGGTAAAGACCGTATTGTGAATGTGTTCGCAGACAGAGAGTTTATCGGTGAGCAGTGGTTTACATGGTTAATTGAACAAGACATCAACTTCTGCATTCGTGTTAAAAAAACTTCATTGTCACCAATCATTTAGGAAAGAATCATAAAATTAGTGATTTATTTCGCCATCTTAAAGTTGGTCAAATTGAATGTCGTAAACGACGGATTTTGGTTGGTCGGGTGAAACTATATATAAGTGCACTACAGTTAGAAAATGGAGAGCTTTTACTCGTCGTTTCTCCTCAGTTTAATGCCAATGCTATTCAGGATTATGCATTACGCTGGGAAATTGAAACCTTATTCAGTTGTCTCAAAGGACGCGGGTTTAATCTTGAAAATACGCGCTTGACAGACCCTAGACGAGTGAAAAAATTGATTGCGGTGTTAGCTATAAGCTTCTGTTGGTGTTACTTAACGGGTGAATGGCAACATAATCAAAAAAAAGCGATAAAAATAAAGAAGCATGGACGACTCTCAATGAGTTTATTTCGCTATGGTTTAGACTATGTTCAAATGGCGATTCAGCGTTTAATTGGTTTTGGGAAAAAAGAAGAGTTTAAGGAAATTTTGGCAATTTTAAGAAAGCAGAATCCTGATAGGATAAGGGTTCTGTGAAATTTGTCGTGTACAGAGATGAAAATAATAAAATTTCAAATAATTTGATTGTTAATCTCAATCGCATTATGGCTGAGATAAAGAATCAAGCTGCAGAAAAAAAACTCAAATTGAAGTACAGCTCAATAGACTTTGAATATTGTTTAAGTTTGCCTTTAGCTGATCGCAAAATAAAAGTAGATTTAAGCCTTATACCTCATTTTGAAGATCGTGAAGAAAGTATTTTGTGGTTAACTAACTTTATTGGAAAAATTTGTGAGCCCAGAAAGATGCAAAGACAGAAAAAAAACTTCATTAAGTACCTGTGAATTTTAGATGAACAGCCCTTAAAGCGGTTTTTTATTGCTAGTAGAATATTTAAGGTATCTTTTCTAATAGGCACACACTATTAAAGTGTTTTTTATTTATTTTTTAGATTGAAAAGATTGCTATTTAAGTAATTTAAATATAAAAATCTTTATTGATTGAGAGTAGTTGTTATACAGGATATTTATAAGGATTTTAAAATGACAATTATCACATTGCTCGATGTTAAGACGAAGAAGAAGGTGATAGTTCGGTCCGTAATAGACCCAATAGCAAGAAAAGACAAAAAAGGGAATATACAAATTATTCAAATTCATAAATGGCTATATGATGAATCTGGAGATTTCGTTGATGAAGACTTATATGAGGCACTCAACAATGGAGAAGTTGGAATATACATAACTTTGCAGTATATGATCATTAATATTGAAAATTAATTATTTTTTATTTTTAGTCAGTTTGAGTTCTTACTCTCTAGAGCCTAATGGTTACTACACATAAGACCTTATTAAGTATTACCTATTGATGGGCACATATTCTTTATAACTCTTAATAAGTAAAAAAATTATGTAGGCTAAAAATAAAACTATTTAAAAAGAAATCTTTATCTATTTAAATATGAATATTTGATATTTTTAATTCAATCCCTATTGCTAGTGCTTAAATATTATGCCAATATGAAGTTGGAGATATTTCCGAATAGATATTTCCTATTTCAGGTCTAAGCGTTTTTTTTCGCTAAGCCCATTTCTGAATAAAAATAGGAAGTGGGCTTTTTTATTTTTAAATATTTCAGTATTATCAGTGTGTTGCTTTAAGTAACACTAAACCTTATTGATCAGCGCAAATATCAAAAAAAGGGGGAGCTTGCCTACTAGGCAAGCTTTTTAAATTGATGATTTAAACACAATAATCCATTTTAAAGCTCAATAGAAAGATCGAACTTCCATAGCTTTTATTCGTACTAATTTATTGAATATAATCGTTTTTATAATTTTTAAAATTTTCTTAAACTAAAAATGGAAAATTTCTTGTTGCAACATTGTTATAATAGGACTACCTTAAGAAAAATACTTTATAAAAATGAGGAGCTGCTGAAATGCCACAGTATCTCATGTTTGCGGAAAATATTTATAACAAAATTAAAGATGAGGAATTGTTTTCACATGACTGTATTGAAAATATGAACTTACTTATGACATGTATACGCAGAGAAATTGAGGGAACAGAATTTAAATTAAAATATAATTTTATTGATTTTGTTGAATTGTTTAGTAGACCATTAGATGAATGTAAAGTAAAAATAGATGTGAGTTTGATTCCTCCTCATAATTCAGAAGGTGAGTATATTTTATGGTTAGCTGGATTAATCGAAAAAATTACAGAAGGTGGACCTAAACCACCTCCGCCTATAAAGAAGTTTATTCCAGAGTATATGAGCTTGAAATCTGAATTAGATTTTTTACCCTTAAATGAGGAAAAAATTCAAACCGAAGGTAAAGAAATTACGGATTACTTTAATTCAAAGCTTTATAAGGCAACTTTTAAGAAGTAATACTATATTGCCTGTGAGTTTAGCCACCGCCTAAGGGCGGTTTTTTTTATGGGTAAGAATAATGGATTCTACAGAATACTTTTGGCTTACTCGGAAAAAAGAACCTAAAACTAAACCTAAAAGCCGGCCATTGCCTAAAGCAACTCAAAGGTACTTGGGGGCAGAAGAAGAATTTACTCAAGCTTTGGATAATCTGGAAATTAAGTACGAAAAGAAATTCCAGTTTAAATCTACAAAGCATTGGCGTTTTGATTTTCATTTAATTGAACATCGCATATTAGTTGAAATTGCTGGTGGCCCTTGGTCGGGTGGACGCAAGGGTAAGCTGTCTACAAAGGCGTGGAGTATGGACCGTTATGATGTTGCTGAAGAAATGGGATATACCGTTGTTCGGTTAGAGGCGGCACCAAGATTTAAGATTAATGAATCTGGTCCATTACAGATCCAAGCTCATTTCGCTAGTCAGTGGCTTAAAAACTTAAAGAGGCAGATTTTTAATGGATCAGATCAGACCATTTCCACCACAGGAATTAATTGATAAAGCGGATGAAGAAGAGGCAATTCGATTGGCGCCAGCCCCTGATTTAATGAATTGGGTAATTGCAAATTTTTTAACTATTGGTGGCCCTTTGCATAACCCTGACCATGACCATATTGCTGAACTAATACATGACAATGAGGAGTTCTTGGCTTTTGCTTGGGCATCATCGGCTTGTATGGCTAAAAAGCGTATGGTTTTAGGCCAATGTGAAAAAGTTATGTTTAATCAGGGCGGGTGGAAAAAAGCTCGTCAAGAGCAGCAAATGCGCGATTGGTTTGGCTATGTGCCTGTGTACCTCATCACAATTGATGCAAGTTATTGCGATCAGGCGACTGATCGTGATTTCTGTGCATTGATAGAGCATGAGCTTTATCACATAGGTGTTGAACGTGATGAAGATGGTGATCCGTTAATCAGTGAAATGACTGGTTTGCCTAAACACTATTTAGCAGGCCATGATGTTGAAGAATTTGTTGGCGTAGTTAAAAGATGGGGAGCGGACGAAAGCGTGAAGCGACTAATTGAAGTGGCGAAGCAAGCGCCGTTTGTATCAGATGTGAATATTTCAAAGTGCTGCGGGACATGTTTAATAAGTTGAGCCTTCTGGCTCATTTTTTTTGCCATGTTTCCTTGACGTACCTTGACGGATAGAGAGAAATGGCGACATTAAACAAGAAGCAGAAACTCTTTATTGTACAATCGCTTGCTGTATTTAATACCCCCCAAGAAACAGTAAGTCTCGTCAAGGAAGAATTTGACATTGATGTTTCGAGACAGCAGGTAGAGTCATACGACCCTACAAAGTTTGCTGGTAGAGACTTAAGTAAGGAGCTCAAAGAAATTTTCGAAAAAACACGGGAAGAGTATTTGAGTCAGCCACTAAATAAAATTAGTGGAGCAAATGACATTGTTCAGTTGAAGATTTTAAGTGATTTACTTTGGGCTAAAAAAAACAATGTGACCATGACAATTAAGATCGTGGACCAAATACAAAAGATCATGAAAGGGTTTTATGACAAGAAGGGGGAACAAAATAATAAAGGTGGTAATCCTGAAGCGAACCAAACCAAAGCTGAAGTAGAACTTGAGATTAAAAAGCTCGAACTTCAGAAGTTACAGCGTGAAGTGAATCCCCCTGAGTATCGTCCACCTGAAGAGGATTACAAGCTTGTGCTGAATCCTGATGAGGAGATACCAAATGAGCCAATTCTTTAATCCCCCAGAAGGTTCAGTTCAATTAACACCTAAACAAGCAAACATCTATTTATGGGGTTGGCAAAAAGAAGCCCGATTCCGTGATGCTGTTTGTGGTCGACGTTTTGGTAAGACTTTCTTGGCCAAAGCGGAAATGCGAAGAGCAGCCAGACTTGCCGCAAAATGGAATGTTTCTGTCGAGGATGAGATCTGGTATGCAGCGCCTACATTTAAGCAAGCTAAACGGGTTTTCTGGAAGCGATTAAAACAGGCAATTCCAGCTTCTTGGCGTGCTGGAAAGCCGAATGAAACTGAATGTTCAATTACTTTAAGAAGTGGCCATATCATCCGAGTTGTAGGTCTAGATAACTATGATGACCTTCGCGGATCTGGTTTATTTTTCTTAATTATTGATGAATGGGCTGACTGTAAATGGGCCGCATGGGAGGAAGTACTTCGCCCGATGCTTTCTACTTGCAAATATATGGTGAATGGAGAGCAGCGAGTCGGTGGCCATGTTTTACGTATTGGCACACCTAAAGGCTTTAACCATTGTTATGACACATTCATGGATGGTCAGCCCGGTCATGAACCAGATTGTAAAAGCTTTTCCTATACATCCCTTCAGGGTGGAAATATTCCTGAGTCTGAAATCATTGTTGCTAAGCGCAAAATGGATCCTAAGACTTTTAGTCAGGAATATGAAGCAAGCTTTGAGAGCTATCAGGGCGTTATCTACTACTGTTTTAACCGGTTGCTGAATGCATCAACTGAAACAGTTAAGCCAAATGATGTGCTTCATATTGGGATGGACTTTAACGTTACCAAGATGGCTGCTGTTGTGTATATACGCCGTGGTGAACATATGCATGCGGTCGATGAGTTCGTAAATCTGTTCGATACTCCGGCAATGATTGAGGCTATCCAAGAACGATATCCTGACCATGAGGTTGCAGTTTATCCCGATGCTTCTGGTGAGAACCGGAAGTCGAGCAATGCTAGTGAAACGGATCTGGCGCTACTTAGAAAGGCTGGTTTTAAAGTCCATGTGAACAGTAGAAACCCAGCAGTTAAAGATCGTATTAACTCTATGAACGGTATGCTCTGCAATACATTGTCTGAGCGCAGATTGTTTGTGAATGTTGATAAATGTCCTCACTTTGCTAAATGCTTAGAGCGGCAAATCTATGATGATTATGGACAGCCGGATAAGAGTGCCGGTTTTGACCATATGAATGATGCAGGTACATATCCAATCGCTTATTTATTCCCGATCGACAAGAAATCTGTTGGAGTTCGTAGGATTCGCGGGATGTCTTAAACAACGCACCTTTTTAGGTGCTTTTTTATTGGTGTTTTTATGGCAGTTACTGATAAACATCCGCAGTATATTGCTGCACAAAAAAGCTGGTTAATTATGCGAGACGCCGTTGCTGGTGAAGAGCAAATTAAACAGGCACAAACTAAGTACCTAGCTAAATCGGCCGGAATGATTGAGGCTGAAAAGCAAGGTGATACGACTGGAGAGATTTATAAGGCCTATCTAAGTCGAGCTCAGTATCCGCTATGGGTTCAGGACGCATTACGCACAATGATCGGGTTAGTTTCAAAGCTTGAGCCGAATATTGTGATTGAAAGTTCTCTACTTAAAGGATTGATAGAGAATGCAACAAATGACGGTTTTGGGCTTAAACAGCTCTTTATTCGCATTTGTTCAGAGTTGCTAGAGTTTGGGCGCTGTGGGCTGCTTGTTGATGTTGATGCTAAAGGAGTGCCATATTTCGCCTTATATGATGCGTTATCTATTATCAACTGGAAGGAAAACAGTATCGGTGGTCGAAAGGATTTAAAACTGTTAGTGCTCGAGGAGCAATTTGATAATAGTGAAGATGAATTCGGGCACGAAACTAAAACGGTTCACCGCGTTCTATCTATGGATGATGGAGCATTAGCGGTCCGATTGTTCGATGGTTCAAATGTGGAGGATAAAACTCCTGATCTCGGCGGTAATCAACTTTCTTTCACACCATTTGTTTTCTGCGGTGCCACTAGTAATTCCCCAGATGTAGGTACCATACCGCTTTTGACAATGGCCAAGGCTGCTCTGAAATATTACCAACTTAGTGCAGATTATTACCAGTCACTTCACCATACAGCTCATCCGCAGCCTTGGATTAATGGACTTGAGGGTGATGAAGATATTAGCGTTACTGGTGTTATGGCTGTCTGGAGTCTTCCTCCAAATTCACAATGTGGTTATTTGGAAATTTCAGGTAGCGGCATTGAACTCACAAAAAAGGAAATGGATGCACAGAAAAATGCAGCATTAGAAGCAGGTGCCAAGGTAGTCGATACCAATACACAAGAATCAGGTGAGGCACGCCGTGCACGACAGGATGACCAGCAGGCAAGTCTTCACAGTATCGTGATGTGTGCAGCTGCAGCAATTGAACAAGTCATTAAGTATGCAGCGCAGTGGTTAAAGCTGGATTCAACAAAATACTCATTTACGGTTGAGCCTGAGTTTATTGTGCAGGTCACGGATATTAATCTTGCAAAACAGCTTTATGAAGGTGCTATTTCAGGGAAAAACTCTTTCCGCACATATTGGGAATACCTGATGACAGGTAAATTACCAGCTCATGACTATCAGGAAGAAGTGAAGCGAGTAGAAATAGAGCGAGATAACGCTCCTTTGTAGAGGTGACGCATGGCTTCAAAAGAAGATAAATCGCTGATTGAAATACTTACCCAACATCAGGCGTATTTATATCGGGTGTCTTCTCAATCTGTTAATGAGCTATTAAAAATCTTTAATGATGAGTCGACATTAATGTTGGCCAAGCTTCGGGATTTGCTTGATGAATTAAATGATTCTGAAAAGGTGGCTCTAGCAAGTGGGCAGTACACTACAGCTAATCTTAAAGAAATTCGTGATCTGATTGCTCAGTGGTTTATTGGGCTAAATACTGCATTACCTGAAGCTTTCGCTGTTTCTGCTACCGCCTTGGCTGTTTATGAAGCCAATTACACGGCGAAGCTATATGGCGGCAAGATCAAAAAGCCAAATGGTGAAAAGCTATATGCCGCAGCTAAAAAAGTACCGTTGGTGGGAGGAGCACTGGTTGATGAGCTGCTTTCTAAGATTGCTGAAACTGCATGCCAAAAAGTTGAGTATGCCATTCGGGATGGTATCAACTCAGGTAAAACAAATCAGGAAATAGTTCAGCGCATTCGTGGTACCAAGCGGCTTAATTATGAGGATGGGTTTTTAAGTAGCTCTAAGATTGATATCGACCGTACGGTGAGAACAGTTCGTAGTCATGTGGCCAATCAAGCATATCTAAATAGTTTCAATCAGATTGGCTTTGAATATGTTCGATTGGTCGCAACGCTGGACGGAAGGACATCAAAACTTTGTGCATCTTTGGATGGTTCAGTTTGGGAAATAAACGATCCGGCAAAGCGGGTACCGCCGTTGCATCCTAACTGTCGCAGTATTTTGGTACCTGTAGAGAAAGACGGTCGACTTGTCGGTGAACGCCCATTTGTAATGGATGAGCGAAGAGTAAAGGATATTCCAAAAGATGAGCGAAGCCAATTAATAGGGCAGTTGGATGCCAACACCACTTTTAAAGAGTTCTTCAAAAAGACAGACGATTTCTTTCAAAGAGAATGGTTAGGACCAAAGCGTTACAAGCTCTATAAGGAAGGGAAATTTGATTTTGATAAGTTCTTCGATCCTGAAGGGCGACTTTACACATTGAACCAACTTCGAAAGTTGGATGAGCAAACCTTTAAGGAGTTGGGCTTATGAGTGAGTCAAGACATTTAGTGCTAAAGCGTCACCCTACTTTGAAAGGTTATCTGGTTATTTGTGATGAAGAAACTGGACAACCTCTAGCTGGACAAAGAGCAGTACAGATGAATTCTGATGCCTTAAATGGACCCGCAACAATTACTGTAACTTTTGAAGCATATGGTGCTCATGGTGTTCGCTTAGTGAGTGATGCACCAAGGCCAAATCAAACAAAGGAAATGTAGCGAAAGGTATTACAAATGTCTGAAAAGCAAATCACTATGTCAGATGCTCAATATATTCTGAGCACAAAATTAATTCTGGTGCCATTTCTTCAAATTAAGATTTCAAGAGCCATGGCAATTTATGGTTTTACTTTTGAAAGATTAAAAGCAATTGCACTCATCAATTAGAACTTAATTTTTAACCTTAGCACCTTCGGGTGCTTTTTTTGTGAGAAGAAAATGATCAAAGAAGTAACAGAGCAAGAGTTAGCTGAAAAGTCTGTGGCACCCCGAGTAACTAAAGCGCAAATTGATTCATTGATGGAGCGTGTTACATATACGGTTGAGCAACGCCCCGGTGGCACGACATCTACTTTTGTCCATGCATTTTTAGATGGAAAGTTTTTCCTAGCAACGGGTTTTAGTGCATGTGTGAATGCTGAAAACTTTGATGCTGAAATTGGTGAGCGTATGGCTCGTGGAAATGCAGAAAAGTCAGCTGAAAATAAACTTTGGGAGCTAGAAGGCTACCGTTTATTTGCAACAAATTACTAAGTTTTCAATCGAAATTTAGCGTCCTTAGGGGCGCTTTTTTAATGCCTTGAGATAAGGCTTTACCCAAATCAAACGAGAGGTTTGAACATGTCATTGCCATTTATTGTTGATTCACTTGATGCAATCAAAGAAGAACACCGAGCTTTATATGTCGAGGAAAACGGGAAGTTTCGCCTTGATCTAGAAGGCTATGAAGATCCAAAAGGTTTGAAATCTGCACTTCAAAGCGAGCGTGAGGCTGCTAAGAACGCAAAGTTGGAACTTCAGGAACTTCAAAAACAATTTGAGGGAATTGATCCTGAAATTGTTAAGAAAGTCTTTGCCCAACTTGACCAAGATGAAGAGGCCAAATTAATCGCAGACGGCAAAGTTAATGAAGTGATTCAAAAGCGCACCGAGAAGATGCGTGAAGAACATGAAAAGTTACTGAAAGCCGAAAAAGAACGTGCTGATAAAGCCGAAGCTTATGCTCAAAAGTTCAAGCAATCAGTGATTCAAAGCCAAATTGTGCAGGCTGCAATTGAACTTGAAGCATTGCCAGAAGCGACCCCTGATATCGCCTTTTTAGCTCAGTCAAAATTTGCATTAGATGAAAACGGCAAAGCTGTGGCAGTTGATGAAAACGGGGAAGTAGTCATTGGTAAAGACGGCCAGACACCGATGACCCCAAAAGAATGGGTTGAATCTCTACGCGAGCAAAAACCGTATTACTGGCCTAAGCCTAATGGCATGGGCGCACCAGGTAGTAACAATTCAAAAGGTCAGCCAGACATTCTCAAAGCAGATGGCTCGGTAAATATGACCAAATTAGCGCAATTACGAAATGAAAATCCGCAACTAGCTAAAGAGCTAGCGGCAAAACACGGTATTAAACTTTAAGGAGTAAAGCCTAATGGCTGAGACAAAAATTGCTGATATAATCGTACCTGAGTTATTTACTCCGTACGTATTAAATAAGACTGCCGAGAGATCTGCATTATGGCAGTCAGGCATTGTTGGGGAGCTTGATGAAAAAGTCGCTTTTGGTACAGAAGGCGGTACTACAGTAAATATTCCTTTTTGGAATGATTTAAGCGGTGAGTCCGAAGTACTTTCAGATGGTAAAGCTCTTGGGGTAAATAACATCACGGCTGGTAAAGATATTGCTATTTTGCATGCCCGTGGTAAGGCTTGGGGTGCAAATGATTTATCTAAAGCATTATCTGGTGATGACCCATTGGGTGCGATTGCTGATCTTGTAGCAGATTACTGGGCTCGTGAATTTCAGGGGTTTACCGTAAATACACTTAAAGGTGTATTTGGGTCTGCAAGCATGGCAGGTAATACCCATGACATTTCGGCTGGTACTGGAGCAGCAGCCGTAATTGATGGTCATTCATTTATCGATGCATCTTATAAACTGGGTGATGCTGTTGATAAATTAACAGCGATTTCAATGCACTCATTCACAATGGCAGCACTAGCCAAGCAAGGTTTAATTGAAACCGTGCGTGATGCTGATGGTGTGGTGCTTTATAAAACTTTTATGGATCGCCGTGTGATTGTAGATGACGGCATGCCAGTTGAAGGCGACGTATTTACTTCTTACTTGTTTGGTTATGGCGCGATTGGTTTCCAAGATATTGGGGCACCAGTTGGTGTAGAAACAGACCGTGATAGTCTAGCTGGAACAGACATTCTTATTAACCGTCGTCACTTTGTACTACATCCTCGTGGCATTAAGTGGGCAGGTGATACAGGTATTGCTCCTAATAATGCCGGTCTTGCTACAGCTGCAAACTGGGAACGTGTTTACGATCCTAAACAGATCCGTATTGTGGCATTCAAGCACAAGATCAAATAACTAATAGGCGGGCTATCCCGCCTTATTTTTTGGAGATCCTCAAATGGGACTTTCATCATTTAACCGTGCACGGGAAAGACAACAAATGACAGAAACAAAAATTGCTGAACTCGAAGAACAACTGGCAACAGTAAAGGGCGAATTTATTGCCTTCCAAAATAATCCTGAGGCAATGAAAGCACGTATTGCTGAGCTTGAATTGGGTGAAGGAAAACAAACGCCAGATGGCGAAAATCAGCAAGATCAAGGTAACCAAAACCCTGGTGATGACCAGGTGCAGTCTATTAATTATGCCGGACTTAAAGTTGATGAGCTTCGAGCTGTACTAACTGAAAAAGGCATTGCATTTGAACCAGGCGCTAAAAAAGATGAACTTTTAGCATTAATTCCGAAGGAATAATTCATGAGCTTTATCACTGAACAAGAAGCGATAGAACATGTTGAAGGCTTTGATGCTTTATCTGCCAGTGATAAGGCTCAATACCTTCAGATGTCAGAAGCTTATCTATTAGCACGTAACGTTAAGCCTTATGAAGATGCTACCCAAGTACCTGAACCTTTAAAAATGGCCTCCTATCAAATCATCAAGGGCATTATTAAAGGTGATCTATATCAAGGGCAAGAACAGGCACTAAAACGTAAGAAAGTCAAAGCTGATACGGTTGAGACCGAAAAGGAATATCAGGACGGATCAGTAAAGCTTAGTGCAATCGAGCAATTCATTCTTGATTTGATAAAACCGTATTGCAAACGGAAATCCGTCTTTTTTGTCAGGAAAATCTAATGGGCTTACGTGACGAAATTCAAGCAGATATTGCTGAAGCATTTAATGAAGATCTCGCTGACGCCGTTCATTCTTTTACTTGTGACCGCGTAGTTAGTACCAATTGGAACCCTAAAACAAACACCTCTGAAAACGTTATTGAGCATTATGAGGGTCGTGGCATTCTGTTTGGCTCATACAATCAATATGAAATACAAACTCTCGGAGTACTGGCCACAGATAAAAAGGCAACTGTGCTGCAGAATGAAGTTACCAAAGAGCCGATGATTGATGATGAGTGGTTAACAGCCTTAGGCTCATTCCGGGTAATTCATATCCAACAGGATCCAGCCAGTACAATCTGGAAATGTCAGCTTCGAAAAGTGTAGGGGTTAAAATGGTTAATCCCGATTATGTTCCTGAGTGGTACATTTCACCGTTTCAACATGTCAAATATGCACTTGCTAGAAATCAGCTTCACATGGATTTGTTATTTGAAGATGTGGGCAAAGCTGATCAATTTTTGGATATGGGATCGGATGCACAAGTTAGTACTTTTTCTGATGGTGCTTATGCAATTATCCAAATTGGAGATACATCAGATAAAGATCAAATTCAAGTTTATGGACTACTTTTACATGAAGCAGTTCATGTTTGGCAGTTTGTGAAACGGCGAATGGGTGAGCGCGATCCGAGTGTTGAGTTTGAAGCGTATTCAATTCAAGCGATAGCTCAAGACCTTTTTGAAATGTTCGAAGCAAGTGAGGTTAAAAAACATGGGGTGGAAGGGAGCAAGGCCGAGCAGCTTTAGTTTTGAAGTTGAGAAACAGGCAGATGAGCATGTAAAGAAAATCACTATGGATACAGTGCAATCACTTGTCGTTTCCAGTCCAGTTGATACTGGAGCTTATCGGGCTTCTCACATTGTTTCTGTTGGATCTGGCGACTATGGGGTAAGAGAACCTTCTACAAATGCTGCGCAAGATGCCGCGATTCAAGCTGTTAAGTTTAAGTTGGGGAGTTTGATCTATATTCAAAACAACCAGCCGTATGCTGAGCGTTTAGAAAACGGTTGGTCCGATCAAGCACCGCAGGGCATTTATAGCACAACGTTTACTTATATTACTCAAAAGTACGGTGGCTAAAATGGCAATGACTTTAGAGCAAGCTAGACAAGCTATCGTGGACCGAATGATGAGTTTTACAGGGATTTCTCAAGATAGAATCCAGTATCCAAATGCACCAGGTTTTACGGTACCAACAAAAGGTGTGTGGTGTCGTTTAACCATTACGGGAGGACCAAGTTTTATTGCTGGACTAGGAAATAAGCCGTGTACACGCCGTACTGGGAATATCTTAATTCAATGTTTTGCCCGTCCTAATACTGGAGACAGGGAAGTAACAGAACTTAGTGATGCATTGCTGGCACATTTTGAATATTTCTCAGTCGAACATTTAGAGTGTTTGAATGGACAATCCGTTTATACCGGAAAAGATGCTGACTTCATTCAGTATAATGTGACTATTGGTTATAGGGTGAATTGATATGTCCTGCATGCTTACGCAAGAAGAAATTGAAATTAAACGGCAAGAACTGGAACGACACTTGGCAAGTGTAATGGTTGAAGAGCTGAATAAATGGCAATTAGCTAATAAACTATGTGTTTCTGATGTGAATATACGTTTAGCCGATGTTAGTAGTCTTGGCGGAACTAAACATAATGTAGTTACTGGAGTAAGTGTCGATCTAGATGATTAATTTAAAATTTTAAAGAAATAACCGCCCATGAGCGGTTTTTTTATGTTCCTAATTTTGTAACCACCTTTCGAGGTGGTTTTTTTATGCCTATAAGGAGTAAAAGCCATGTCGAGTGGTGCAAAGATTCGCCTCTATTATGCAGAGGAACAAACCCCCGAAGTATTACCAACTACACCAGTTTGGAAAACCGTACGCCGAGTTACTGATGGCTTAACTGAAAACGTCACCACTGAATCATCAAACAGTGTGGTCGATTCGCGATTCCGTCAAGGTGGCATGGCTACCGAAGCAGAAATCACAGGTTCTTTAGAAGTTGAATTATCTATTGGCTTGTTTGATGACTTCTGGTCGGCAGTTGCAATGAATAACTGGGCCAGTGATGTTCTTAACTTTGGGGGTGATGTACGTAAGACCTTCACCTTCGTTAAGGTTTATTCAGATATCAATCAAGTTTTTATTTACCGCGGTGTACGCATAAATGAAGCTACGATGTCTATTGCTACTACTGGCAAAATCACAGCTACATTTGGCTTGATGGGCACTCTGTTTGAGCGCACTACTACAAACCCTGTTATTTCGCCTTTACCAGTCCCTGAATTAGTCCTTGTTTCAGCGCTTAACGTCGGTGATCTTAAAGTTAATGGTGAAACAGTTGTCGGAACTGCTTGTATGCAGTCTCTTGAATTGACCATTAACAACAATATGGAAGCAATCCGTTGTATTGGCTCTAAAAAGCTCACTGCAACGACTTATCTCGAGAAGATTGTTGATATCGCCGTCAACACTCAATACATGTTCTCGGCTCAATCGGCAGCATATATCGACTTCATTAAAACCCGTGACACCATGCCGCTAGAATTCTCTATTGAAGATGATGCAGGTAATGGTTATGCATTCCAGTTCCCACAATTAGAAGTGGCTGAAGCTAATCACCCTGATGGCGGTGGAGAAGACACCATCACAGTCGACATTAACTACAACCATATTCGCGTATCGCCGGTTATTACTCGTGTGATTGCGCCAGTTACACCTTAATACTGATTTGGCAGCTTTATTGCTGCCTTATTATTTGGAGATATAACATGGCTCTTGAAGTCAATATTCAAAGAAATAAAGACGTTAGTTTGTGGCGCGAATATAAAGATGAAGAAGGTAATGTACTTGCTGAGTTCAAGATCCGAGGCATTGGATATAAGCCTTATCAAGTAGCTTTAGAACGTGCGAATAACCAAATCACAGCTAAAGGATTTGATGTTGCTAAGGCTTCACCCGATGACAAACTCTTTCATGAATTACTATTGGAAGCAGTTGCATGCCATTTAATTGAAGACTGGAAGGGTGTTGTATTTGTCGAAGAAGGTCCTAATGGCGAACAGTTAAAGTCCGAACCTGCATACAATGCAGAGAACGCTACGAAATTGCTTAACATGGGCGATTTAGGGGTTTCTATCTGGTCCTTTATTCGAACTGAATCAGAAAAGATTCAATCAGATGCAAACCAATATCGAGATGATGTTGTGGGAAAGTCACAACACTCTACACCTTCGCGAGCAAGTACGCAGGGCTCACGGACCACGAAAAAAAGCAAAGAGAAGCCCTCGGTGTAAAGCTTCCTGATGCGCCTGACTATTCTTATGTAGCTAATGCAATTCTGTCTGCATATAACACCATTGCACGATCTAGACGCTATGAACAAGGTGTTCCTCTGGCGCTAGATATTTCCGCAATTAATGCTTATGTTGAGCAATATGATTTACCAGTTGAGCGTTACATCTTTAATGACTGTATCTTTACGCTTGACGATATGTTCTTGGATGAGGCGCATAAGAAGGCAAATGAAGGTCGGCAACTAAAATAATTTGATTGTTGCTATTTAATTGACCAACAACAAAATTTTAAACATACTACCCTGTATATATAGAATGTAAGCGACAGGTGAAGTCGCACGGATTTTAATTATATGGGGTGGTTGTGGATAATATAGAATTATTGCCTAGTGATGATGAAGCTATGCTAACCGTTAATATTAAGAATAAAGCCCCAGTTGACTTAATCGACTTCGCCCAAAGTATGATTAGTTTAGGTGCTGAGTATTCAGACTATATTGCGGAGACAAATAATCATTTAGTTTCTGATGAAATCAAACTTTATATTAAAGAAATTAGACCCGGTTCCATAATTACTGAACTTGTTGCTCTTGCACCTGCTCTTATGCCATTTGCTGAACATGCAAATACAGTAATTGACTTTACGAGCCATATAAAGGCGTGTATTGAGTTTTTAAAGGGTTCTGGTAACAAACCAGATAATCTCGACAAACAAACATTAAATAGGGTTTCTAAGTTTGTAGAGCCAATTGCAAAAGATAGTGGATCAATTCTACAAGTTGATGCTTCAAATAATAAGGGAACTATTACAATCAACATTAATAGTTTGGAGGCTAATGCTATTCAAAATAAGGCATCTAAAGAAATAGAAAAACTAAAGGAGCCAATAGTTGGATTGCATACTAAAGTTGTTCTCTATTGGACACAAACTCGAGCTGATAATCGAAAAGGTTATAAAGGTGTAATAGAAAGCATCTCAGATAAAGAAGTTAAAGTTCTATTTGATAATGACGATATTCAACATGAAATGATTCATGGAGAAGATCAGATATATGAAAAAGCTTATTTGGTAGACGTCAATGTTGAAACAATAAAGGATCAGCCAGCAGCTTATAAGATTATCAAGTTTCACGAACCAATTGATTTGCCAGAATAGGTTAGTCTGAAAAAACCTGCTAAGAGCCGTTAGTCATTGTGGTTTTTATTGCGTGATCATTAACCACTTGTTAAATTACATAAACTTTATAACAAATAGTGAAGTATATGAGAAATATTATTGCATGTTTTTTAATAGTGTATTGCCCATTAGTTAGCGCAGAAATACCTTTTGGTCTTAAAGCAGGAATGTCTTTAAATGAGATAAAGAAATTTGATTCTAAGCCGATAGAGATGGGTAATGGAAATTTTATTATTAAAAATGTGCCAAAGCCATATGTTGGTTTTAATGATTATATTGTAAAAGTTTCACCAACGATCGGTTTGTGCAAGGTTGTAGGCTGGGGAAAACCAGTAAAAACAAGTGTATATGGTGACAGTCTATCTTCTGAATTTGATTCAGTTAAGGGTGGTTTAACTGCAAAATATGGTGCTCCAAATGGAGATTATAACTTCCTGAGATCAAAAAGCATCTGGAATCAACCAAATGAATGGATGATGGGGTTGTATAAGGAGGAGCGAACTTTAGCTGCTACTTGGGAGCCAGAAGAACCAAATGGTGTTAAAAACATCATTTTAAAAGCAAAAGCAAAAAGTACTAACGAAGGTTATATTACAGTTGCATATGAGTTTTTTAATACGGAATCTTGCTATAAAGAACAAAAAGTAAAAGACATAAGTGGATTATAAATATGCAAATTAAAAAGCACCCTAGGGTGCTTTAATTAAATGGAAATTATATTGAATTACTTACCTTTTTTCTTATTGATATTTAGATAATTCTTATTTGGGTCATGTTGGTCTGCAGAACTTCCATTTGAAGAAGACGAAATGCAAGCATAAAGTTAACAAGAACCGCCGAAAGGCGGTTTTTTCTTTATGTGACATTTGTTAACCAGTTTGTTAAAGTTAGTACACTTTATAATAAACGGTAAAAACCATGAAACAAGTCATTTTAAGTCTTTTATTAGTTTTAAGCTCATTAAGTGTTGCGGAAGCAGGTAGAGGGAGACAACCGTGCTCTGGTAAGAAAGGTGGGATAAGTCATTGCGATGGTAGTAAGTTTGTTTGTAATGATGGTTCCATCAGTGCTTCTAAAAAGATCTGCTCTAGATAGGTGATGTGATGGGATTGAATTTTAGAAAAAGTATAAAAATTGCTCCTGGAATCCGTGTCAATATTAGTAAAAAAGGGCTATCAAGTGTTTCTGTGGGTGGGAAAGGTGCACGTGTAAATGTAAGTAAGAAGGGTACTCGCACAACAGTAGGTATTCCAGGTACTGGTTTATCTTATTCTAAGTTCTCTAGTCATACTAAGAAAACGACACGTAGAAGAGAACCTGATTTTAATAATCCAGATAATGTATGGGGTTACCCTAAATCTGAATGGATAATCAGTGGAGTTATTTTATTTATAGCTTTAATAATTTTTATTTGGATTATTAGCTGATTTTTTAAATTTTGATATTTGATAGGTTTATATATGAAAAAGATTGTTTTGTTGGGCTTAATGGCTTTGTTGGGCGGGTGTTCAACCACGATGCCAATTAATTATGTTGCATCACCATCTATCCGTGGACAGGGTGATATTGCTGTCGGTAAATTTCAATATATTCCAGCTCAAAAAGGCTTAGTAAAGAAAAATGAATTTCAAAAGCCATCTGCTGCAATTGGAACAATGTATATGTCCGATAATGCTGATGTATTGTTAAAATCATCTTTAACGAAAGAATTGATAGCAGCTGGATTTAATCCTAAAGAAAATGCGGAATTAAAAATTAGTGGAGATATTCAGCAATTCTTGTATGACTGGATTGGATTTATTGAAGTAGATTTTTATTTAGATGTGGAATATACAGTAACTAAAAATGATCAAGTTATTTATAAGAAATTAATTAAGACTCACAAGGCTTCACCTAAGGCAATGGGCGGTACAGACTCCGAAGCTGTTCGTTCGGCAATATCAACTAATATTGGTGAGTTATTGCAAGACTTGAAAAGTCAAAAAATTATTTGAGGCAGAATGAGATGAAGAAGGTTGTTTTATTGAGTTTGGTTCTAAGTTTGGGAGGCTGTGCAGCCACAACAGATATGATGAATAATCAATACATGTCTGTAATACCAACATCAACGGATCTCAATGGCTTTTGGACGGGCAATAATGGCCCATACGCTGTGACTTACTCATTCAATAAAGATGGCACTGGTCTAATGTGTTCCAGTTGGAATGGTAAAGATTCTATTGAAAAGCTAAAAGTAAATGGTAATGAAATTATTGTTCAATCAGGGTTAAAGCAAACGATTAAAAGTAAAACTGACTCTAAACTTGAGTTAAAAGTTAACTACTATGGTGGAGGTAGTTACCAGTACAGCCCAGATCCAAACTTACAAAATGCATCGCCATATTGTGAGAAAGCACTGAGAAATTAATTCAAATTAAACAATTAACCCGCGAAAGCGGGTTTTTTATTGCCTAGAGGAAAGTAAGATGGCACAAGAATCCCGTTTGGTCATTGTAATTGATGCTAAAAATGCAGAACGAAATGCGCGCAATCTAGGCAATGAGTTGGATAGCATTGAGCGCAAAGGCGACTTTGCAAGTAAATCAATGGATAGTTTGTCTGTGGCAACGCGCCAACTTGCTGGCTACATGGCTGGATTGGTTACTGTAAGTGCTGCCATTAATAATATGGACACTTATACGGGCCTTCAGAACCGTCTAAAGCTCGTTACTAATAATCAGGTTGAACTAAATAAAGCAACGGAAGACACTTTCCGAATTGCTCAAAAAACCTATTCAGCATGGGATTCTGTTCTACAGGTCTACCAGCGTTTTAGTGATAATGCCAAAACTTTAAACCTCACAATGGATGACACAGCACGTTTAACTGAAACAGTTTCTAAAGCTGTAGCAATTAGTGGTGCAAGTGCACAAGCCGCAGATGCTGCTTTGGTTCAATTTGGGCAGGCCTTGGCAAGTGGAACGTTGCGTGGAGAAGAACTTAATTCTGTAATGGAGCAAACCCCAGCATTAGCTAAAGCAATTGCTCAGGGTATGGGTATTACTGTAGGCGAATTACGGTCAGTAGCTGCAGAAGGAAAAATTACTTCTCAAGAGATTGTAAAAGCACTTAGAAATGTAGAAAAAGATGTAGATGCACTTTTTGCAAAAACCGATATCACTATTGGACAGTCTTTGACGCTGCTCAACAACGAGATTACTAAATTTGTTGGGGAGTCAGGAAAGGGCTCAGGTGCAGCACAAGTTTTAGCGGGCAACATTCAGACTTTAGCTGGAAACCTAGATGTTTTAACTTCTGCAATGATGGTTGGTGGTGCTTATTGGCTTGGAACCTACATTCCTGCAATTTATGCCTCAGGTGTTGCTGTAGCTGCAAAAATTAAGGAATTAGCTGCTCAAACAGTTACGCAATATGCTGCAATTCAAGCCGAGCGCGCAGCTGCAGCTCAACAAGTAATTAGCACTCAAACAGTTGTTGCAAATACTCAAGCAACTTTAGCTGCTATTGCGGCTGAGAAAGCTCTAGAAGTACAGCGCCTTAAATCTCAAATTACTGAAAAAGGCAGAACAGCGACATTAACTCGTATGGCTGAGTTAAAGAAAATTGAGGCTCAAGTTACAAGAGAATTGGCACTTGCTGAAGAAGCATTGGCTGTAGCTCAATCAAGATCAGCAGCAGCTGGTGCGGCAAGTGTAGGGATAGGATCACGGCTTTTAGGTTTACTTGGTGGTCCAGTTGGTATTGGGATTACAGTAGCAAGTTTAGCAGCTGGATATTTATTAATGCGAGACAACACAGCTGAAGCTAATAAAAAGCTTGAAGAACAGGCTCGAGTTGCAGAAAAGACAGACGAAGCATTAAAGAAATTAGCTGGCAATGATAAAACAAAGGCAGTTGATGATTTAACGGCAGCATTCAATGCCCAAAATGAAGCTTTGAGTAAGTCATCTCTTGCTGTAGGAGCTGCATTAATTGATATAGAAAACTATGCTCGTGGCAACAGGGAAGTAGAAAATATTTCCCAAGAAGCACGCAAAGGAACTATTAGTTATGCAGAAGCTATCGAGCGTTTAAATAAAATTAAGCTGCCAACAGATCTGTATGAAAGACTCAAGAAACAAGCAGCGCAGTACGATGAGAATTCTTCTAAAGCGAATTTATCTGCTGAGAAACTGAAGTTATTTGGTGTTGAAGTAAACCTTGCTGGTAACAAAGCACAAAATGCTGCTGTTCAAGTAAAAGGAAATACGGATGAGCTAAATAGTAATGCGAATGCAGCAGATAAAGCTGCAAAAGCACAGAAAGGGTATTTTGATAGCCTTCGTACTGAAGTTATTAACTCCAATGAAGAGTTGGCTTTATTAAACCTTGGCTACAGTGAAGAAACTGTAAAAAAGATACTTGAACTTCAGAAAGCAAAGCAGGCGGTGGCTGCTTCTGGTACAACAGCAATTATTACTAAAGAGGAGATGGACCAGATTGCTAAAGCCCAAAAAGCTTTAGATGCTCTTAAAGAAAAAAAGGATGCACTGACTGCTGCTGAACGTAAACATACAAGTGAACTTGAAAAACAGCAAAAAGTACTTTCAGTTAATGCCAAAGTTCAGGCAAATGCTGCTAAATATGGATTTGCAAGTATTGAATCAAAGTACAATTTGCCAGCCGGCACATTGTCAGCGCTTCATATGATTGAGTCACGCGGTAATGCTAAGGCCTATAACAAATCAACTGGGGCAACTGGTGGATTCCAATTTCTGGAAGGCACAGCTAAGCAATATGGCGTGAAGGACCGTACTGATTTAGCACAATCTGCCGAGGGTGCTGGTAAGTACATGGCTTATCTATTAAAGCTCTTTAAGGGAGATTTGGAGAAGGCTGTACGTGCTTATCATGCTGGTGAAGGTAATGTTCAAAAGGGTAAGGGTATTGGCAAATACAACAACCAATACTGGAAAGACTTTCAGGGCTATATGGCTGGTATTAATGGCTATACTGCTGGGGATATCACCTCTAAAGACTTTGACAAGCTTATTCAAGATGCCACCAAAATGGCAGAAGAACAGGCTAAATTACGCCTTCAATTGGAAAACGATGTAGCCAATGAAGTGACAAAGATCAGAAATGATCTTGCTAAGAAGTTGGAAGATGTTGATAAAGCCAACTTTACCCCAGAACGCAAAGCTGAAATTAAAGCAGAATTGCAAGCCCGTGCTGATAACCATGTTGCCATAGCTCAACAAGCTCTTAAAACAAAGCTTGATGACTATAAACAGTTCAACATGACTGAAGAGCAATTGCTTAAGGAGAGTTATGACCGCAAGAAGTTCAATGCGGCTCATGATATTGAATTAAGTAAAGATCAGCGTGATGAAGCCATTAAATATCTTGATCAGCAATATCAACATGAGTTGGAGTTGATCAACCTCACAAAGGCTGCACGTCAATCTGCATATGATCAAGCCAATTTAAAGGCATTGCAGGAGCTAAAACAGGAGCGAGACATTTTAGCAGCACCAATATGGCAAAGAGCTGGACTTTCTTTACAATTTGGAGAAAGAAGTGCTCTTTCTGAAAACGACGCCACTCTTATTAATAAAGGTGACGAAGCTAAAATGAAGCTCAAGCAGAAAGAAATTGATCAGCTTGAATACAATAAGCGAATCGAAGATGCTGTTAGGATCCATGAAGAGAACAAATTCAAGATCCAAGAGGAATATGCACAGAAATATCAAGATTTGCAGCAATCACAGCATCAAACTCAGCTTGAATTGTATGGTTCTCTATTGTCACAGGCTTCAACAGTTTGGAGCAGTATGACCGAGATGGTTAAAAGCTCGGCTGGTGAGCAAAGTTCTGCATATAAAGCTATGTTCTTAATGCAGCAGGCGATTGCAATTGGTCAGGCGATAATAAGTACTGAACTCGCAGCAACAAAAGCATTAGAGTTAGGGCCAATTGCTGGCGTGCCAGCAGCAGCGTTAGTTCGTGGAATGGGGTATGCAAGTGTTGGCCTAATTGCAGCGCAAACTATCGCTGGTTTCTCAGACGGTGGTTATACCGGTAATGGCCTTAAACACACTCCAGCAGGGATTGTGCATAAAGGTGAGGTTGTTTGGTCGCAAGATGATATCAAACGCTGGGGTGGTGTTAGCGTTGTTGAAAGCATGCGTCAAAGTAAACCAAGTGGTTATGCAAATGGAGGATATGTTTCTAATAATACTAGTGAAGCTATAGCAGCCCGACGGGAGGCACGACAATTTGATGCGATTAATTCAAATCAAACTCAAAGCAGTTCGAGTGATATCCCAATCAATGTTTATGTAACGGTTAATTCTGATGGTTCAAGTAAAACTGATACCCAAAATGACTCGAAGCAGCTTGGGCAATTGATCGGCAATGCTGTTAGAACGATTATCCGGCAAGAGCAAAGACAGGGTGGTTTATTGTCTAAGTAAATGAATTTGTAACATTTCTATTAACAATTTATTTTTCATGCATTAGTATCAAATGGCTGAATTTTCAGCTATTTATTGCATGAGGTTATTATGAAAGACGGAATTTATTTCGTGAAGTTTGCAAGTGATCGTGACTATGGAGCGGGCATTGTAACCATCAAGAATGGGATCGTTAATGGTGGTGATCACGGTTTCATTTACAAGGGGCATGTTGAGGGAGATAAGGTAAATCTTGTAGCTAAACAGCATGATTCAGCTGTACCTTCTGTTTTTGGCAATATTAGTGAGTTTGATCTCAATCTTGTTTCTATTCAAACGAGCGATGGATATCAACTCAAAGGTACAACTAAATTGGCACCAGGAAGTCAAATCAACATCTCGGCAAAATTTATTGGTGAATTATTAACTTAATTAATCAAACCAAAAAAGGACGCATTAGCGTCCTTTTTTATTATTTAAAAGGAATCTCAAATGAAACAAACTGCTATTGATTTATTCATCAAATGCTGTGTAAAAATAACTAATAAATCACGAGTTGAACTTGCCCAAAAGTGGGGGGTAAATTACTTTTTAACTCGGTCAAGAATAAAAGCTTATTGGTTAACAATTTTTTCTTAATGTCGTGACCTCATGCAAGTAACTACGACATGCACACAAGACGGAGTTGTGCCCGTCACTAAATTTATAGCCCTGCATAATCTAGCAGGGCTTTTATATGGGAGTTATAAAATGAAAAGTCTAAGAAAGCAGAATAAGCGATTTAATTTAAAAGATTACAAAAAGTGTGATCTTGATTTAGGCAATCAAATTGGTGAAGTAATTAAAAGAATTATTCAAAAGGAGAAGAGACAAGGAGGCTTACTTTCTAAATGAGTGATCTTAAATTCACATTTGAGTGTGACTTAGATGGGAATAGTAATACCCAACGTTTTAATACTTTGTCATCTAAGTTCGGTGATGGTTATGAACAGAATACTTCGATTGGTATTAATAACCGATCTGGTGAATGGACTTATCAAAGAACCGCTTATAAAGCTGAAATTATGCAAATCAAAGCATTCCTTGATGATCACAAAGGAGCTGACTCGTTTCTTTGGGAATCGCCGTTAGACGGTGAAGTCCGTGTAAAAACAAGTCCTGAATATCAACCGCGCCAAATTGGCGGTGATGTTTGGCAAATCTCAACGACATTCACCCAAGTTTTTTACCCTTAATTTAAACCCCTTTGAAGCCCCTTTTTAGGGGCTTTTTTTATGCGAGTAAGAAAATGACATATCAAACTGTAAATCTTGGCACAGCTCCTACTGGTGCAGGCGGTGATACATTCCGCTCTACTGGCGCAAAAATGAATGAAAACTTTACGAATAACACCCATGCAGCTAGTCGTTATGTAGGTACTGCTGCTGGGAATGTGATGGAAGTTGGGGCTTTTGGTTTTGGCGGTATGGGTGCACCGTATTCAACCGTAAACACATTGAGTGATGTTAAAAATATTGTTCAAAATCAGTCTAGAATTTTCCGTGCGGATGGTGGTAGCGTTTTTCAGCTTTATGCTCCAACACTTTACATGAAAGCTCAAGATACAAATGTTGCTATTTCTTTTGGTCCATTTAGCGGTGATGTCAAAGCGGCAGGTTGGACAGATGGATCATCGGATTTTACAGCTAAATATTTCTTCCGAACATCATCAAATACAACAGTAGATGCAAACGGGTTTTTAAAGAATGCTTCACCAGTTGTAAAGCTATTTGCAGATAAAATTGAACCTAATGAAGAAGCTGCTGAACAGCCGCTCTCCTTTGAGAAACCGGGTATTGGCCATTACCTTGTAAAAGGATCCTCTGGATTCGCTAAGGAGGGATGGTGGATTGAGATCCCAACAGATACCCATGGTAATAAAATCTGTGCGGTAGAATATCAAACGCTTGAAAATGGCGATCTTGAAATTAAAACATACAAGAAAAAAATGAATGAAGAGGGTGATATTGTTGCGAATCTCGATGCACCAATCGATATTCCGAACAATGCAAATGGTGAGCCGCGCTGGATTGATATTCGATTAAACACAGTTAAACGAAAAATTATTAGAAAGGTACCGCGCACTGAAAAGCAACCACGTATGGTTCAGCAAATCAAATATTCAATGCAGCCTACCTTCATGACCCGTTTAACTGAACTTATTGATGATGACGGTAAGGTTGTAATGGTAGATGGTAAACCATTCCAGAAAAAAGAAACTTATCTAGTCACCGACTCTTCAGGAATGGCAACTCTCACAAAACAGCCTGTAATTAATGAAAATGGTGAGCCAGTTTTTGAATGGGTTCAAGCAGTTGATAGTGAAGGAAATCCTGTTTTTGATGATGTGCCAGTCTTAGACAAAGATGGAAATCCAATCTATGACGAGGTGACTTATGACCCTGAATAGTGATTTCCAGAAGCTTTATGTAGATGGATTAATCCATTTATATGAACTTGATGCCAGTAACTTAGGTGCTGGCATCTTGCGTTTTCACGGGCATATTTCTTTTCAAGACTGGGAGAAAATCTACTCTTCAATTGGTTCCGAAGGTTTAATTGGTGCCGACTCTGGCAGTATTGGCAAGATATTTGATATTGGTGATCAGAAGGTATGGAACCGCAATATTATTTGGCAGGGACAAATTTTTGAGCCAATGGCACTTGAGGTGTCTGGTCTTGAAATGCGTAGTGATGGTAAAGCTTCAGCACCAACTTTAAGCATGGCCAACAATATCAACGGCATTCAAAATGCTGTGTCTGCTTACTGTTTGCAGTTTAAAGACTTTGCTGGTGCAAAACTTAAAGTGATTACCACACTTGCTAAATACTTAGATGCTGAAAACTTCACAGAAGGCAATCCAACTGCATCGAATGAATCAAAAGAGCAAATCTGGTACATCGAGCAAAAGACATCTGAAAATGCACAACAAGTGACTTTCGAGCTGTCCAATCCAATCGATTTTGAGGGTTTGAAAATCCCAGTTCGACAAATTACTTCACTTTGTCATTGGTGCATGGTCGGGAAGTACCGGGGCGAGGAATGTGGTTACACAGGTGTAGCAATGTTCACTGATAAAGATGAGCCAACTGATAATCCGGCACTTGATCGATGCGGTGGACGTTTACGTTCTTGTCGCTTGCGCTTCGGTGAAAACAAACCGTTGCCATTTGGTGGGTTCCCGGCTTCAAGCTTATTGTGAGGTCTTATGAAACTTACGGCAAAAATTAAAAAAGCAATCATGGCACATGCGGATGAATGTTATCCACAAGAATGCTGCGGCGTGATAGTTGGTAAAGAATATATTCATTGTCGCAATGTTTCAGCTAAATCTGATCAGTTTGAAATACATCCTGAAGATTTAGCTATGGCAGAAGACCAAGGCGAAATCTTAGCTTATGTACATTCCCATCCAGACGGTACTACACGAGCCTCAGAACTAGACTTAATTCAAATTGAGTTACATCAAAAGCCGTGGGTAATTTGTTCATATCCAGATCTGGATTTTCAAGTTTATGAACCTTGTGGTTATCGCGCCCCCTTAGTGGGGCGTAATTATATTCATCATTATCAGGACTGTTATGCACTAGTCCGTGATTTTTATGACCGCGAACTTGGTATTAAATTGCCAGACTTTGAACGAAAAGATGGCTGGTGGGAAGACAAAGATCATCCGTCAATTTTGATTGATAACTTTCCGAAAGCTGGTTTCTATGAAGTGGACACTCCGCAATATGGAGATATGTTGATTTGTCGAGTACCACGAACAGAACACCCAAATCATTGCATCATTTGGCTTGGTGATAATGCAATGCTGAAGTCCGAAGATACTGAACCTTGTATTGGCAATACATTAATTTTGCATCAGCTTCACGGCCGTAAATCTATACGTGAAATCTATGGACCGCAATGGTCAACCAGAACGGTAAAAATCTTGAGGCATAGAGATGTTAAAAACAATTAAGTTGTACGGCATCTTGGGGCAAAAATTCGGTCGTGAATTTAAGCTCGATGTCGCAAATACACGTGAAGCCATGCGTGCATTATCTGTTCAGATCGCTGGCTTTGAACACTTTATGTTGCATGCACATGAGCAGGGCCTACGCTTTGCCGTGTTTCTAAAAGGAAAGAACTCGAGTAATAAGCGAGGCAAGAAACGCCCAGCAATTTACGATCATGAAACTAAGCGCCTAATCACTGGTGACAATATCGGTGAAGAACAGCTTGATATGAATACTGAAGCTGAGGTTATTCATATTGTTCCACGTGTAGTTGGTGCAGGCGGTAATGGAATATTACAGACTGTATTGGGTGCTGTGATGGTCGTGGTGGGGGTTTTAGTAACTGTAGGCACATTGGGCGGTGGAGCACCACTCGGTGCTGCATTGATTGGCTCAGGTATTGGAATGATGCTTGGTGGAGTGGCCATGATGCTTATGCCAAAGGTTGATACTACTCAAGATCAAAACCAAGATGGAAACAGAGCGAATAAAGGCTTTGGCGGTGCAGTTACCACAGTTGCACAAGGTAATCCTGTTCCAATTCTTTATGGTCAACGGGAAATCGGCGGCTTCATTGTGAGCGCAGGTCAATATCCTGAAGATCAGATGTAAATTTTAATTAACAGGCGCTTTCTAGCGCCTTTTTTATTGCGTGAGATTTCTTATGAATGCAGTAGTAGGCGCAAAAAAAGGCAGTAAAAAACAACGGCAACCTGTCATTTCACCAGATTCTGCTCAATCGAAAACCTTTATCAAGGTTCTATATGGTTTAGCTGAAGGCGAGATTGAAGGTTTAGCTAATGGGCTTCAGTCAATTTATTTAGAAGAAACTCCACTTCAGAATGCAGATGGAAGCCTTAACTTTGAAAATGTAAAAGTTGATTTTAGAAATGGTACTAATGATCAGGAATACATTGAGGGTTTTCCTGCAGTAGAAAGTGAAACTGCCATCGATGTGGAGTTAAAGTCTGAAACGCCATGGGTTCGAGCTTTTAGTAATCTTGATCTTGATGCTGTTCGTTTGCGCTTAAAGTGGGGTCCTTTGCGTACTCAGAATGCTACAAATGGTGATGTATCAGGCGTAACGATCGAATACGCAATCGATTTACAGACTGATGGGGGGATCTGGACTGAAGTACTAAAAACGAAAATTTCAGATAAAACATCTGCAAATTACGAACGAGCACACCGCATTGATTTGCCTCGAGCTGACTCAGGTTGGCTCATACGTGTTCGCAGACTTACACCCAACTCAACTTCGGAGTATGTCAGTGACAAGATGTATATTGAAGCAGTGACTGAAGTCATTGATGCAAAATTACGTTACCCAAATACGGCTTTGCTTGGTCTTCAATATGATGCTGAGACTTTTGGAAACGTAGCTAAAGTTGCTGCAGATACAAAGGGAAGAATTCTAAAGGTTCCTACTAACTACAATCCAGCAACACGGCAATATGTTGGAATGTGGGACGGCACTTTCAAAGAGGCTTATTCCAATAACCCGGCATGGATCTATTACGATATATGCACAGTAGACCGTTATGCTTTGGGTGACCGCTTAACCCCGCTAATGGTTGATAAGTGGTCTTTATATCGTTTAGCTCAATATTGTGATGAGTTAGTACCGGATGGTCTAGGGGGGCAGGAACCACGCTTTACTTGTAACGTTTATCTTCAGAGCGCAGAAGGTGCATTTGAGATTTTAACTAAGTTAGCTGGTGTGTTTCGTGCGATAACGTTTTGGGATGGTAATAGCATTATTTGCGATGCGGATATTCCCCAAGATACATATTTCACTTATACACGTGCCAATGTCATTGATGGCAATTTTGAGTACGCGGGAACTCGTGCACGTGATCGCCACAATGTTGTAAAAGTTGCGTGGGATAACCCGGCTAATCACTATAAAACTGAATATGAGTTTGTTCGTGATGAAAAGGCGATTGCTGAAGCAGGTCAAGTTCGTATTTTAGAAATTGATGCTTGGGGATGCACGTCGCGTGGACAAGCGCAGAGAGCAGGCTGGTGGGCATTAAAGTCTGAGCAATTAGAAACTCGTACGGTGAGTTTTAAAGTTGGTTTGGATGGCCATATTCCGCAACCGGGAAGAGTTATTGATATTGCAGATCCATTGTTTGCTGGTCGAGCAAACGGTGGACGTGTATCTAAAATATCAGCAGATCGTAAAAGCATTACGCTAGATCGTGACGACGTTGTAGCAGTTGCTGGTGACCGATTGATTATTAATGGCGAGGATGGCAAAGCTCAAACTCGAATTGTTCAATCGATCTCTGGTCGAGTGGTTACAGTTACTCATGAGTTTGATGCGATTGCAGCACAAAACGTCTGGGTGATTGATGCTCAAGATTTAGCAACAATGAAGTTTCGAGTGATTTCTATTACCCAAGATGAGCATCATCAATTTTCAGTGACTGCACTTCAATATAACCCAGCCAAATTTGATGCCATTGATAAGGGCGCTTATTTTGATGAGGTCCCGATTTCGATTGTGAACCCAACAATTCAGGATCCTGTAACTGATGTCGTTGTTACTAGTGAAAGCCGAGTTGATCAGGGCATCAACGTGGCGATAATGATAGTATCTTGGGCGCAAGCAAAAGGTGCAGTTAAGTATCAGGTTGAGTGGCGTAAAGATGATGGTAGTTGGATTAAGTTACCAATTACTGGCAACAACTCAGTCGAAGTACCAGGTATTTATGCGGGTCAATATCAAGCACGAGTAACAGCGATTTCAGCATTTGAGATAGCTTCTTTACCAGTTTATTCAACTTTGACTGAACTCTCTGGAAAGCAAGGCTTGCCCCCAAAATTGGCATTTATCCAAGCGACAGGAATCTTATTTGGTATCAAACTTGATTGGGGCTTTCCGGCAACCGGTGCGCTTGACACTGCTTATACAGAAATCCAAGTTTCGCCAGATGGTACCAGCAACATTGCTCAATTGGGCTTATTCGCTTATCCAACAACGACTCATACGATTCAAGGCTTGCAGCCAAATCTGACTCAATTTTATCGTGGCCGCTTGATCGATAGGATTGGAAACATTGGATCATGGTCGGATTGGACTCATGCGACGACTTCTGCCGATGCAACAGATGTTCTTGAGCTTTTAAATGATCAAATCAGTGAATCTCAACTCAATCAGGATCTTAAAACCAAGATTGATCATATTGAGACTATTGACGCTGAAATTGGTCCAATTAAGCAAGATATACAAAATACGAAAGATCGGATTGCACAAGAAGTCATTGATCGACAAAACGCTATTCAGCAAGCCAAAGATGGTTTATCACAGCAAATTATTGATGGTGATGAAGGTGTTCTTGAAGTTGTAAATACTGTTAAACAGTCAAGTGACGAGGGAATTGCTGCAGCTCAAGAAAGCATTCGTGTTGTTGCAAATGATCTTTCACTTGTAGCTGAAAAAACGGACGGTGTATATGCACAGTTAAATCCACCTTTGATTGGATCTGAGTCTGATTTGATCGGTAATGATCAGGGCTTCGCAGGAACTTGGTCAGTTCAATCGGCAATGATCGAAGGGGACTTAGCACTTAGTAAGCGTATTGATACAACGGCAGTTGAGTTAAATAACTTACAGGCTTATGCACAACGAGAAGTACAAGCACGAATTGAGGGTGATAGGGTAACTGTTCAAAAAATAGATAACTATATCGCAAGTAATGATAGTGCTCTTGCAACTGTACGCCAATCTGCACAGGTAGCAGTTGAGCAGTCATCGGCAAATGCCGAAGCGATTGATTCCATTAATCTTGAGCTTGATGATAAAGCATCAACTGGTGCACTTGATCAAGTTAAATCAGATATCAAAGATGTTGATAATAAGATTATTGCTCAGACTACGAGAATTGACGGCGTATATGCACAGCTTAACCCGCCTTTAATCGGCTCGGAATCCGAGTTAATTGGTAATGAGGGAGGCTATGCGGGTGTCTGGTCAGAGCAATCTGCTCGTATCGAAGGAGATTTGGCTCAATCTAAACGTACAGATCAAGTGTCTGCACAATTGAATGACAGCAATGCTTTGTTTCAGCAACAAATCAATGCAAATGCTAGTGCTATTTCTTCAACGATAAAAGTAACGGAAACGTTGCAAACAAAAGTCGGTGAGAATAGTGCGTCTATTCAAAATGTCAGTGAAAGTGTGGATGGCATCTATGCTCAGCAGTTTACTAAGTTCGATGTAAATGGCCATGTTTCTGGTCATGGGTCAATGAATGATGGTACGACTTCAACTTTCATATTCAATTATGATGCAATTCAGTTTGGTACGCCTGTCGGTGTTGATGGTGTAGAACCTAAACCATTAATGACCTTGCAAAACACTCCGGTTACTTTGCCAAACGGTACTGTTATTCCGCGTGGTTTGTATGTCGATAATGGTAGTTTTGGATATATCAATGCCAATCGAATCTGGGCTGATAGCTTAAGTGCTATTAGTGCGGATTTGGGAACGATTAAAGTTAAATCTGCAAATATTGAAGATCAAGCAGTTACTACTTCAAAAATTGGAAATTTAGCAGTTGATACTTTGCACATTAAGGATCGGGCAGTAACGCTGCCAGTTATCGTGACTAAGTCTGCTCAAAATACGACAGAAGGGTATAGATATACACCAAACCATTACACAATGGGCGAATTTTTGCGTGTTGTATTAACAGGCTTTCAGCCATATTCAACCATTCTGATTACTATGTTTGGTCAGTTGTACTTTATTCCACATCCGAATGGTAATGCAGCAGAGGGGGATCTCACTCGTGCAACCAATGGAGCTATGTATTTTAAATTAGGAGATGATTATTTAGTTAATTATACCGCAGCTAACAATACTGAAATAACGATACCGCCTGTGAAATTTGGATCTACTGAACTTGGCACTTCATTTTCTGTGTTAGCTAAAGCAGACGCTTCTGGTCAGCTAGTGCTTAGTGGTTATTTTGATATGATGACTTTTGCTTACGCTAATCAGGTTACTGCAGGCTGCTCTGACTTAACCTTTTATGCTGTGGAGCTTAAAAAATGATGGAAAAGATCTATGGAGTTTTTAACAGTGATGGCAGCTTAGATGTGTTGGTCAAAGGGGAACGTGATAATGTTTATGCAACACCGCTTCAGCATATCAAAGAAATGCAGGTAGATATGCATGATAAAAATGTTTTGCATTATCTAGATGAGAATCTAAATGTAGTCACTATTCCAGTAGTACCAGAAAAAAAATTTGATTATGTCTCAAAAACTTGGATTGACTCACGAACTATTGATGAGGCTAAACAACAGAAATGGGAACAAATCAAACAGATTCGGGATCAGTATGAGTTTGGCGGTTTTGAGTTTGAAAATAAGCTTTATGATTCAGATCCTAATTCTCAATTAAGAATCGCTACTGCAGCTTTGCTCGGCGTATCAGTTGAGTGGACTTTAAAAGACAATTCAGTTGTTAATCTTAGTCCTGATCAATTGATTGACTTAAAAACAGCACTTGCAGTGCACATTAATAACATTCATGAAAGAGGGCGTATTGCACGACAGAAAATTGAAACTGCTTTGACATATGAAGAAATTGAAGCAGTAAATTTTTAATTTAGAAATTTCTTAGATAGCACCCAACTGGGTGCTTTTTTATTGTCAAAAATCTGGAGTAAGGCATGGAACCAGTTTCAACAAGCGGTTTAACAGCAATTTTAAAATTTTATGGTGCAGCAATTATGGTGACGTTAGCGGTTGCTTTAGTTGCAGCAGTTGTATTGATGACACGTATGCCACGCTCACCTCAGGAGTGGGCCGTAGGATTGATCTGTACAGTTGTATCAAGTCTGGCTGGCGGCTCATTTATTATCGTGAAGTGGGGACTTCATGAATGGGTTACTGATGTATGGGGGATGATTGCTCTAGGTGGGTTCTTCTTTGTTTGTGGTTTACCCGGTTGGGCTTTAGTCCGTTGGATTTTTAATTTTATAGATAAACAGGAAGGTAAAACGATCGTTGAAGTGATCAAAGAGTTTAAGAATGCCAGAAAAGACATTGAAAACAGTTAATGCCGCCTTCGGGCGGTTTTTTATTACCTAAGGAAAAGTTAAATGAACATTGAACAATATCTTGACGAACTCATTAAGCGTGAAGGCGGGTATGTAAATAACCCAGCTGATCGCGGCGGTGCAACTAAGTATGGAATTACTGAAGCAGTTGCACGAGCAAATGGATTCAAAGGTAGTATGCGAGATTTACGTCTGGATGTGGCCAAAGCAATTTATCGCAAAAACTATTGGACTGCTCCACGTTTTGATCAGGTTAATGCAATTTCCTCTGCTGTAGCTGAAGAACTTTTAGATACCGGCGTGAATTGTGGCACTAGCTTTGCAAAGCCACTTTTACAACGAGCTTTGAACTTACTAAACAACCAAGGAAAAGCTGGATATGCAGATTTGAAAGTGGATGGCGTGTATGGCTCTAATACCTTAGGTGCTCTTAAAACATATCTGGCTAAACGTGGCAAAGAGGGTGAGAAAGTCCTGGTTCGAGTTCTCAACATTATGCAAGGTCAGCGCTATATCGAGATTTGTGAGCGAAATAAAAGCCAAGAGCAGTTTTTCTATGGCTGGATCGCCAATCGGGTTGTTATATGAAAGTCTTTTATTGCAGACGCTCAAAGATAGCTTTCACAATTACATTGCTGTGCATTCTATTATCAGGGTGCACAGCTCATACGATCAATAACAAGGTAAGTGTTAGGATATGTGCAAAAGCTCTTTAAAAGGGCTTTTTCATCTTTGTAAGATCTATTGAATCAAGTAGATGATTCTCAAGTTCTTTGTATATATTATCCATTCGTTCTATTAATTCATAAATACTTTCAAATTCATATAGTTCATTATTACCTATAAACTTAACGGGAAAATTAATATGAACATTTAAAAGACCAACCTCTACATTGTTTTTTTCTTTTGGGTTGACATATTCCGGAAATGTTCGAGTGTTCATGATATGTGTACGTTCAGAATTGCTGATTTCACTATTAAACTTATCGTAATATTTAGTATATGATTCTTGGATGCGACTAAAATTTTCGATTAAATATGTAAAATGAGTTTGATAGATAGAATAAATACTAAATATTGAATTCGAATTATGATTCAATCTATCTAATATTTTGACATTCAGTTGTTTTCTATAAAATTCATCTCTTAAGTCATTAGCTTTAAACGTGCAAAAGTCTTCAGAAAGAATTTTATATTTATTAACTTTTTTTAGATTGATCAGTATTTCTTCAACTTTATGGAGTTCATCGTAACTTAAGGCTAGCAAATAACATATTTCATTAACATGTTCTTTTTTTAGTTCAAAAGAAGCTTGATGTCTCCAATCATTAAATAAGCTCGCTGCAACATATGCTGTAGCTAATGTTGCGATACCTCCGAAAAAGCTAGCTGTTAAGGTTAATGAGTCTTTTATCTGTGCAATAGATGCATTACTTTCACCGACCATTAAATAATAAATAAAACCAAAAAGAATAACTCTGTACACGACAAATTTCACAGAACCCTTATCCTATCAGGATTCTGCTTTCTTAAAATTGCCAAAATTTCCTTAAACTCTTCTTTTTTCCCAAAACCAATTAAACGCTGAATCGCCATTTGAACATAGTCTAAACCATAGCGAAATAAACTCATTGAGAGTCGTCCATGCTTCTTTATTTTTATCGCTTTTTTTTGATTATGTTGCCATTCACCCGTTAAGTAACACCAACAGAAGCTTATAGCTAACACCGCAATCAATTTTTTCACTCGTCTAGGGTCTGTCAAGCGCGTATTTTCAAGATTAAACCCGCGTCCTTTGAGACAACTGAATAAGGTTTCAATTTCCCAGCGTAATGCATAATCCTGAATAGCATTGGCATTAAACTGAGGAGAAACGACGAGTAAAAGCTCTCCATTTTCTAACTGTAGTGCACTTATATATAGTTTCACCCGACCAACCAAAATCCGTCGTTTACGACATTCAATTTGACCAACTTTAAGATGGCGAAATAAATCACTAATTTTATGATTCTTTCCTAAATGATTGGTGACAATGAAGTTTTTTTAACACGAATGCAGAAGTTGATGTCTTGTTCAATTAACCATGTAAACCACTGCTCACCGATAAACTCTCTGTCTGCGAACACATTCACAATACGGTCTTTACCAAAAATGGCTATAAAGCGTTGAATCAAAGCAATACGCTCTTTCGTATCTGAATTTCCACGTTTATTAAGCAATGTCCAAAGGATAGGTATCGCTATTCCACGATAAACGATTGCGAGCATCAGGATATTAATATTTCGTTTTCCCCATTTCCAATTGGTTCTATCTAAAGTCAGTTGCACTTGGTCGAATGAAAACATATTGAAAATCAACTGAGAAATTTGACGATAATCAAAATACTGACCTGCAAAGAAGCGCTGCATACGTCGATAAAATGATTGTGGTAAACACTTGATGGGCAAGGCTTTAGATGCAGAAGAAAGATTACATGTTTGCTTTAAAATAATCACAAGCATGATGAGCGCAAAGCACTTTAAATGTGACTTGTTCCATTTTAGAGATTTGTTTAAGATAAGATATAACTCATTGAGATGTGTCATAGTATTCGTCGTTAGAAAACAATTATTGTGACATTATTTCAATGAGTTATCTATTTTTGTCGTGTACAGAGAAAGAATAATTGAAACTACACTACAAATAAGAAAAACTGTTTGTATAAGATCTTTAATATGCATACTTTTTCTGTAAAAAATAATTATTATAAGTATATAAATAATATTCAATTTTTAATAGATAGTAACTCATCCCATCTAAATGGGTTCTTGCTCAACTTATCCCTGCTCATTGACCAGTTTCGACCAGGAACAAAACAAGGTCCGACACTAATCTTTTTCTTGCCAAACTTGCTATGGATACCATCCATAGCCTGCATCAAACATTCCTTTTTCTCTATGTGCTCAAAGTCAGTTAAGAGGTCATAGGTATGGCCGGATTTAGGCTCAAGTCCTGTCAGCACTACGCCGCATTTCTTGTATTTAACTCCTTCTTTATAGATATCGTTTAACATCCTCGTAGCTGCTTTGACAAAATCTATCGCGCAATCCGTAGGTTCAGAAAACGAACCTGTGATTGATTTGTTGTAGAACGGCACATTGGCATCGAAAGGGTTTGACTGTACAAAAGCAATCATACATCCACATAGCAGCCCTTCATCTCTCAACCGCTTACATGCATCTTGAGCATACATTGAGATAGCTTCTTTTAGATCCGTTAATTCAGTTACGCGACCACCGAAAGACCTAGAGGCAACAATCTGTTTTTTTGATGGGGGAGTGTGTTCGATCTCAATACATGAGATTCCTTGTAGTTCATTAATTGTACGGGCCATGACAATAGAAAAATGACGTTGCATCTCGCGTGCTTCAGTACATGCCAGATCAAGCACTGTATTGATTCCCATACCTTGCAGCTTTTTAGAGTGCTTACGGCCAACGCCCCAAACTTCAGATACTTCAATTAATGAGAAATAATATTCTTTATTGCAAGGATCCATATTCACTAAATCACAAACACTGTTAAAGCCGGGATTCTTTTTAGCAATATGATTTGCAATCTTTGCTTCTGTTTTACTTCTGCCAATACCTACACAGACAGGTAAACCCAGCCATTTCCATATTTGCTGGCGCATTTGTTGCCCGACTTTTTCTAAGTCAAAATTCTTTTCATAAGCTGTGAAATCAACAAAGCATTCATCTATCGAGTATGGCTCAACTTCTTCCGGAGTGACATACGAGCTCAGAATCTTGTGAAAACGTCTCGACATTTCTGCATACATTGCATAGTTGCTTGAAAGGACTATTACATTGTGCTGCTGAACAATATCTTTAATTTGGAAAAGAGGCACCCCCATTTTTATATTTAAGGATTTTGCCTCGTTGCTACGCGCCACAGCGCACCCATCATTATTGCTGAGCACAATCACAGGCTTATTGTTCAAACTTGGGTCAAAGACTCGCTCACATGAAACGTACATGTTATTTACATCGATGAGAAAAAATACTTTATTCTCATGTTTCATGAGTTAATGCCGTGTCATTTTGATGATATGAGTGACAACGCCCCAGATAATTAGTTCTTGGCCCTCTTGTAGATAGATATTTTTATATTCAGGATTCTCAGCTTTAAGCCATTGGCCGCTTTCATCGATCATTAGCCGCTTTACAGTAAATTCATTATCGACTAGAGCCACAACGATATCGCCGTGTTTTGCATCAAGACTTCGATCCACAATCAATTCGTCATCAATATCAATGCCTGCGTTAAGCATCGAAAGCGAAGCAACTTTTACAATAAATGTTGAGGTTTCATTCTTGATTAAGTGCTCATTCATATCGAGCACTTTGTCTATGTAATCTTGTGCGGGGCTGGGGAAGCCAGCGGAAATTTTTTCGAGTGCGTAGGGGATAAGCATGTGAGTTGACGGTACAACTTGCTTAAATGATAAAGCTTCAGATAAAACAATACTTTGTGTGAGATACGGTTTTATCTTGATAATGGACGGTGCAATTTCGCTCAT